CGATAGAGAAAGGCGTGGTGGTGGCGGACCATCTGGTTCAGCAAAAGGAAAAGGATCAGCGGATGGAAGCATTTCTGTCTCGGCTTGGCGATGGGAGCATTGAGCTGGGCCTGTCGTTCCGGGAGAATCTGTCCCGATACATGACGCAGAATCAGGTGCGACAGGGCGTGCAGGATGTGGTGTGGGGAAGTTTGGAGAGGAGAGGGTGAGATGGCGGACGTTGCGGCAGAATTACTGCGGATGAAGAAGCAGATCGAAGAGACGAAAGACAAGAAATCCCGATTGGAGGGAAAGCTGTCTTCCCTGATGGACCGGCTGCAGAAGGAGTTCGGCTGCGAGACGGTGGAAGCAGCGGGGATGCTGCAGGAGAAACTGTCGAAGGAAGTGGCGGAAAAAGAATCGCAGCTGAATGCGAAAATTGCCGAGATGCGGGAGCAATATGGGATTTGATATAGGACCAGACAAGGTAAAAACATTGCAGCGACAGATTCAGAAATTGGATTTGGAAGTTAAACAGATTCAGCAGGAGTGTTCTCATCCAATAAAAAGAATTCGAGAGTTTCCTGATTCCTATGCCGGGTGGGGGAGTTCTACAGATTGTGAAATGTGTTTTAAGAATCTCAATCGCGCAACAAGGAGGAGATTTGAAACGGACGTAGAGAAGAATTATGTAGTAGAATGCGCGACGGAAGAAGTTGTTGAAGGAAGGGGCTGAGACATGGGATCTGATGTCATCCGGGATTTCCGCTCGAAACTAGATCGGGAGAAGGGGCGACGAGATCAGGTCAAAGGGCAGCTTGACATGGTCTCTAAGCGCGTTCGCATTCTCCGTAGGGAGATCGACTATACGGAGCAGGCGCAGGTCATTATTCAGCAAGTTGCGCAGCAGACGCAGCAGGAATTGGAATATCATATCGGTGAGTTGGTGACGTTAGCCTTGGCGAGCGTGTTTCCCGATCCATACGAGTTGAAGGTGCATTTCGTGGTTCGCCGCGGGAAAACTGAGGCGGATATTATGTTGTGTCGGAATGGGGAGGAAGTCGATCCGCTGACAGCCTCCGGTGGCGGCGTGGTAGATATCGTGTCGTTTGCTTTGCGCGTGGCGTTGTGGCGGTTGTCTCCGAAGCGGTCCCAGGCAATCTTCGTGCTGGATGAGCCGTTTCGGTATCTGAGCGAGGGGTTGATCCGTTTGGCTGGCCAGATGCTTCAGGAGCTGTCGTCGCGGTTCGGGTTGCAGATCATTATGGTCACGCATTCTCGGGAACTGATGGAGTGCGCGGACCGTGTGTTCGAGGTGAAGCAGCGGAAAGGGGTCAGTCAGGTGTCGGTGGTATGAAGCAGCCCAAGAAATCGAATCTTCCAACCCGTGGCATCAAAGCCAAAGCCTCAAAAACCCGTAAGTTGTCGATGGCGGAGATGAATTGGGTGATGGATGCACTGGCGACGGGACTTAGTCCTCGTGAGGTTCGGGAACGGTTGTGGAAAGAGACGGGGACGGATGTGACGCGCAATGCCATTGCGGCGTATCTAAAGACCCATGCGCATGAGATTGCGCTCCGCCGCAAGGCGTGGAACGAGAATGTGCTGGACAAGGTGCAGCTTCGGTTTTCCGGTGCCCGTGTCCTGGAATTGGCGAATGCGTACCGGCTGTTGTACCGTCAGTTCTTCCGCGAGGTGTGCAAGGAATGTATTGGGGAGGGGAAGACGCTGAAGCCAGGTTCTGTCACAACTCCGTTTCAGATGCTGACCATTGCGGATTATCAACGATGTGAAATCTGTCGCGGGCGCAGGTGGATCATTCCGAAGCGGTTGGAAATATACAGTCTCGGGGATGATGTGTTGATGGGTGCTGTCCGCATTGCTGCGCTATCGCAACCGCCGGGATTCGATCCGGTGATTTGGGACAAGATGGCGGCGATCTTGCGACAGATTCGCGAGGAGGTCGGAGACGCGAAGCCAGAGAAATCGAGCAGTAGCGAGGAACTGGAGGCCATTGCGCGGGCAGCGGCGTACCAATCGTTCAAGGAGCGCGTGGACAACATGACGACGGAGGAATTCATCGCGGCGATGCAGGCCAGGGGACAACGGACATTAGTCAATGAAAAGAGACAAAATGATCTGTCATGAGTGTGGTCTGGATCGCCGACGCATTTTATCACCATTACACTTAATGGAGCATGGATGGACTAGAGAGGACGCGGAGGAGTATTACGATAGGAAGATTGATAAACTCTTCTTTTTTAGAACAAAGAAACAATTGAAAGACGCAAGAAACCTAATAGAGAATTACGGGAAATGAACGTCGATTCCATAATTGAGCTAGAAGCTCTGGCTGCTAGAGCGCCGAAGACGAAAGAGGAGCTGTGGCATTATTGCAAACATGTCATGAAGCTGAGGTGTGAACGGTGCGGTGGATCTGGGCTGCATACGGATGCATTAGGCACCCATACTTGTCTCTGGTGTGAAGGTGAAGGGAAACAGGGGCTGCATTTCAGTTGCAAAGCAATTTGTGCTGGGCATGTTTCCCCGATGTCGATCTTCTGGGAATTGTGGTCGGGTGAACTGAAGGATGGGTTGATCATTGGGAATCGCGGCGGCGGGAAAACGATGATGTTGGCGCTTCTGGAATACTTGAAGATGCGGCACCATCGGTACACCATTGCTCATATGGGGGCGGTAGAGAATCAGGCGAACCGCGCACGGGATCATTTCCATCGTTTCCTGTCTGAGCCGCCGTGGTCTGATCCTCTGCGCGGGGAGGACCCTGGGATGGAGAAGGTGAAATTCGATAATGGTGCGAAGATTGAATGGCTGGCCGGGTCCATAAAACAGGCATCAGGCCCCCATCCAGAGATGTCTGTGCTGGATGAGGTGGACGAGGTGGACATGGCTGTTCGCCAGCGGTTCCTCAAGACGCCGTTCGGTCCGCGTGCGCAGTTCATCGAGGCTTCGACGCACTATATGCAGCTTGGGACGATCAGCCAGATCCTGAAGGAGTTTCCGTATTTGCCGGTACGTCGGTTTTGCATCTGGGAGACATTGAGATCGTGCACTTACGACTGCGATCGGATGCCGCTCCCGGATGGCGGCATTGGTCGTTGTCCATTGTATGAGAGTGAAGAGGTTCAAATGGACGGGACCGTTCGAACGGTCCCGCTGTGCGGAGGGAGGATTGCAAGGGAGTGTGACGGACATATCCCGGTCCCGTCGTTTGCGTCTTTGTGGCTGAAATCGGATCCCTATACGCGGCGGGTGGAATTCCTCTGCCAGAAGCCAGATATGCCGATCGGTGGTCGCGCCTATTGGGCATATTCTGACGAGGTGGGAACCGGAAATGTGCTGCCGTTCATTCCGGAAGTCCGACCGGACATCCCGCTGGAGTGGACGATGGATTTCAATCCGGGGATTGGGATGAAGATGTGCAGCATGATCCTTCAGCAGGCGCCACCGGAATTCGGGCCAGAGTGTTGGATTATCGATGCCATTGTGCTGGGGACGTCTGCGACAGAGGAAACGGTGAGGGAATTTTTGCGGCGGTACGGAGTCGGTGGTTCTCGATTGACGGAGTCTGCGCGGGGCAAAGGACATATGGGCGGGCTGTGGATTTTCGGCGATGCGTCTGGGGATTCCCGCACCTCGATTACCGGGGAAACGAACTATCAATGCATCCGGCGGATGCTAGGCAACACTCCAGGGTTCCGCATGATGGTGCCGAATGTGAACCCTCCGCTGGTGGATCGGTTGAACACGACGAACCGGATGCTGCATGATTTACAGGGAGGGAGTGGCAGGCGGTGGATCAAGGTGTCGCCGAGGGTGGCTGAGGTGCGACGCGAATTGGACATCATGCCGTTGGGTGCAGATCGGAAGAAGGATAAATCGGACCGGATTCAGAAACAGCTTGGGCTATCCCATCTTGGGGATGCCTTGGAGTATTGGGTGTCAGCACGGTTTCCTAATGGTCCGCAGATTGGGGGCCAGTCATTGGGGGTGGCCGTCGGGCAGCGCCGCGAATCCGGATCTGAGGTTGTCATTGGCGGCCGCCGCCGCAGCGCAGACAATCCGTGGAGCTAGGCGTGAGGAGGACATCATGAAGTCACGGAAAATCGCTATAATGATTGAGGCTGAGTCTGAAAATTCACTAAATGATCTGCGCAAAGTAGGCTATGTCATATTTTGCCATCCAAGCGGACAATCCGAGAAGAGCAAGTCGAGGCGCGAATGGAAATGAAGCGCGCGCTGATCACAGGCATCACAGGGCAGGACGGGAGCTACCTCGCCCAATTGCTGATGGAGAAAGGATATGTGGTCCACGGAATGGTCCGGCAGGCAGCCACAATCGGGTATCCAAGACATCTGATGTGGCGTCTGCGACCTGTTCTGGATCAAATTCAGTTTCATTCGGGATCGCTGGAAAGTTTGTCCAGCATGGAGCGTATTGTGCGGCAGGTTCGTCCCGATGAATGCTATCATTTGGCCGCGCAAAGTTTTGTAGGGCCGTGGATTGAGGATGAGTATTCCATCATGTCGGTTAATACCAAAGGCACTCATCATGTATTATCTGCGATCCGGGAATGGGCACCTGCCTGCAGAGTGTATTTTGCGGCATCGAGCGAGATGTTCGGCAACGGACGTGAATTGCGCCAGAATGAAGAGTCACCGATGAATCCTATATCGGTGTATGGGATTTCGAAGTTCGCAGGGTTCCGTTTGGCGCGATATTATCGGGATATCCATGGGATCTACGTTTCGTCCGGCATTTTGTTCAATCACGAAAGCCCTCGCCGCGGAGCGGCGTTCGTGACGCGCAAGATTACCGACGGGGTCGCGGGGATCAAGGCCGGGATGCGGCGGGATTTGGCGCTGGGGAATCTGGACGTCTGGCGGGATTGGGGCTATGCTGGCGATTACGTCGAAGCGATGTGGAGGATGCTGCAGCAGGACGTGCCGGACGATTATGTCATCGCCACGGGGATTGCGCATTCCGTGTGGGAATTCGCCAAAGCGGCGTTCGCGCGGATCGGGCTGGACTGGAAGCAACATGTTCGGCAAGATTCTGCGCTGCTGCGACCATCGGACGTTCGTTGTTCGCGGGGGGATTTTAGCAAAGCGCGGAAGAGATTAGGATGGACGCCGACGATATCGTTCGAGGAATTGGTAGGGATGATGGTGGATGCGGATTGCGTTCGGTACGGAGTAAAGATGTAATGTTGGACAAGCGGAACAGGCGTGGCCAAAGGAGAGACGGGATGACAGCGTTAGAACAGTTGGAGAAATGGGTAGCAGGTGAGAACGTACACGACAAGGAGCGCGACGAATGTTGCCCGGATTTCGCTTGCTGTCAGCCGAATAACCACTTCTCTTAGGAACTGCGGGTGAAGTTTTTGGAAACATATCGGACTGGCGGTGCGGACGCATGTTTGCCGATGTTGATGATGGGGCTGAGTGGAGCGCTTGCAGGATACAATGTGAAGGTATATGTGGCCAGGATGCATCATGAGCCATAACATCGCATTGGGCAGTGACGATCCACGAGTAGCCTTCCTGCGCGAAGGGACGACCGACGTACTGATCGCTATGCTGTCTGAGATTATAACGCCAGCCTCGCTTGGATGCAGTCGGAACTTTTTCATGCTCGCAATGGACAAGCGCTTCCGCACGACTCAGCCGGTGGAACTGTATGACCTAATCACCGCTGTGCTCAGAGAGCGAGTGCCCAAACAATAGCTATTACCAAAAACTATGATGGTGAATGGCGAACAAGTGAAGGCCGCAGTCATGGCGACAAGGATAACCTGCATCCCACACCACGAATGCGGAATCTGCGGCTGTTGGGTTGTCTACAGGGTGCGTGACGGCGATCTCTACTTCGATCCAGCGTGCGGGTGTTCGTGGAGTCCCGCAGAACCGAGAACATGGGATAGTGTAGCGGTCTGGATCAATATGCAAACCGACGAGCAGGCGTGAGCTTCTATCATGGCGGAATTTGGGATGACGCCGATTCCGCCAGTTATGGAGTGCAGGTCTGATGTTGGATAATCTGATTGGTGGGTATTTGCTGGAAGGGTATTCAGGGGGTCATATAGACATTTCATATGATCCAGAATACTGTTGTTTGTGCGTTACTTTGCGGCGTGGTGATAGGCCAGAGAAATGTTGTCTTGTTTCTCTCGAATTATTGATGCGTACACGATATCCAAAGGTGATTTTAGAAGAGATTATTAGAGAAGAATTATTGGCGGATTGTAGTGGTTCTACTTTTGGTCTTACGTGTACCTTTGATCCTTCTATTGGGTTTGTGGTATGCGACGGGTGCGGGAATCACGTGCATGCAGTGATTGAGGATAGAGTGCAGGTCTATCCGGTGTATACCAGTAAGAAGCGACCAGAGTATCAACTGTGCCAGTCGTGTTATGAACGGGCGGAGCAAGCGGGTCGTGCGAGGCTGGAAAAGGAGGAGTGAGCTACAAATATGACATCACAAAAAGACACCGATGTTGGGGGAGGGGGGAGAGTTGGTGGCGCTTGATCTGTGGGTCATCACGCATCTCCAGGAATGGCTGAGCTCCGCCCGGCACGGCGAGGTGACGCTGAAGTTCGGCGCCAACGGCGTGGAGTATCTCCGCGAGAAGCGGCAGACGCTGGTCAGTTCCTGCGGGACAGGGCCTGCGGGACTGCGCGGGGGCATCGAGTACGGAAGAGTCACGACGCTGATCCGGAACGGTGTGCAGTACATGGTCGAGGAAGAGCGGACGATTAAGCGGCCGGGGCCTCGGGGGAAAAAGTGAAAATAATCCGCGGAGGCGCCGTTTTTCGCTTTACTTTTCGCGCCGGCCCGTGTAGAATGCAGAAATAGGCCCAAAGTACAGGGACATCGGAAGCACCGAGCCCAGCTGCATCGGAAGAGATGTGCGGTTGGGCTTTCGTATATCTGCTCGACTGGAGGGGTCATGCGCACGGCCTTTGTTGCGTCGCTCTGGGGTTGGGGGGGATACGGTGGATATCAATAAAGTCCCGATGATGTTTCGATGGCTCCGCGCATTCGGATCAAAGACGGTATCTGTCAATCTTGCTTCTTCTGCTTCTCTTACCACGAAAGACCTCCTCAATGAAGTCAGCGCCAACCGGCGTCCATTGTTCCAGCGCATGCCTGCTCCCCAGGCGAATCCGGATGACCTCGTCGGGAAGAAGGGGCTGCGGATCTATGGAGAAATGCGCCGGGATGATGCGGTGAAGGCTGCGCTCTCGCTGAAGTGGCACGCTGTGCTGTCGACCGGATGGGACGTGGAGCCGGCGTCGACGAGTCCTCAGGATGTGCAGATAGCGGACTTCGTGAAGGCAAATTTTGAATTGATGAAGGGCACCTTGGACGAGAACCTGTTCCAGATCATGAGCGCGATGGTGTGGGGCTATTCCGTGTCGGAGCTGGTGCTCCAGAAATTGGACAAGGGCGATTTCGCAGGGAAGATCGGGCTGAAGGCCATCAAGACCAGGCTCCCGCACGATTTCCGGTTTGTGGTGGATGCGCACGACAATTTGGTGGAGGACGGGATCGAGCAGTTCGGGAAGCGGCTGCCTGCCTACAAGTTCGTGGTGTACAGCTTCAACGGCGACGGCGGGAACCTATACGGCACGTCGGACCTGCGGGCGTGCTATGAGCCGTGGTGGATCAAGTCGAACACCCGCAAGTGGTGGGCGCTGTTTCTGGACCGGTACAGCGTCCCGTTGGCGGAAGGCACGTATCCGAGGAACGGCGGGATACCGGATTCTGCGATCGGGGATCTCCGGACTATTCTGGACCGGTTGCAGGCCGCTACATCCATTGTGCACCCGGACGACATCATGCTGAAGTTCCCGACGACGGGGATCAGCGCGCAAGGGGCATCTATTTTCGAGCGTGCGATCCAGAATGCGGACATGGCGATTGCGCGAGCGCTGCTGGTGCCGAGCCTGCTGGGGGTCAGTGCGCAGGGCGATACCGGGAGCTTCGGCCAGGCGAAGAAGCATTTCGATGTGTTCATCCTGATCATCGAGAAGCTGCAGCGGGAGCTGTCCGAGGCCGTGATGGGGGAGCAGATCATCCGGCGCATTGTCGACCTGAATTACACGGTGGAAGAATATCCCAAGTTTGTCTTCCTGCCGTTCACCGAATCGGACAAGTCGGCGCTGCTGCCGCTGTGGTATGAAGCCGTGTCGAGCGGATCGGTGAAATCCCGTCCGGAGGATGAGCTGCATATTCGACAGATAACGGAGTTCCCGGAAATCGATCTGGAAGATATTCAAGCTGAGTCGCCGTCGTTTGGACCGGAGGCCAATGAGCCGGGGACGGCGGAGGCGAAGAAGCCGGGAATGACGGATGCGGATTTGGTGGCTTTGATCGAGCAGACGATGGCAGAAGGAGTTTCTGCAAATGCTTGAGATGGAATGGGTAGTGTGCAAAACTCCATCGGGCGATGCAGTGTTATGTTTGAAACAAGGGGAGAAACTGCGCATCTATGGTGGATTCGATCCAAACCAGCCACGGAATGAAGTTGGAGAATGGTCTGGTGAAGGTGGGGCTGGTCCGGCGACTGGCGGGGCTGGTGGTGGTTCAGATCGTGAAATTGCAAGAACTAGGATGATGCACAAGAGCAGTGAGATTTATAATCACATGTTCGTTAAGCAGGCATCTGTAATCAAGTCAGTGGAAGAAGCGATAGTAACATACACTTCCGGCGCTTCAAATAAAGCAGTGAGTTATAAGACTATAAATGCCCATCTGCGGAATGGGGGCTCATTTGACGATATGTTTCCATCATTGCCATCTGTCGGCAGGCAGATGAAGGCGCTGCAGGAAGCCACAAAGCAAGCCATCCATCCTCCGGTGATTGTGTATCGCGCAGTCGACGCGAAGATTGCGCAGAAGTTTGGAGTGGACAAGGACATTGTCATGAAGGGGTTTGTGTCGACATCGATGTCTCCTGAGATCGCGTCGCATTTTACCGAAATGAAGGGCCGAACATTGCTGGAGATCAAAGCCAAATCCGGTCTAGCGGTGTCAAAATTGAAGGAAACGGATTGGTTTGGTGAGCTCGAGGTGCTCCAGGCGCACGGGACGAAGTACCGATATGTGGGGAAAAAGAAGGCGAAGATTGGCGAAAGAGGAGATCAATCTTTGCCTGTCATTATGCTGGAGGAGGTATAGTATGGCGGAGAAGATTGAGGGAAAGCCACGCCCCAAGAAATCGGATGTTCGGCCCGAGCGGTTCTACGAGGACGATCCGAAGGCGTTCGAGTTTGTGCCTCGTAAGGGTGCGGAGAAGAAAGACAAGAAATGACGCCCCATTCGTATTGGATCGTGGGCCGGTCGCTGCGGCAGGCGGATGACCTGGTGATGTGGCAGAAGATCGGGACCTTTCTGTCCCATGAGGACGCCGTGGCGTTCGGCAAATACGAGAAGGCGGATATCCTGCTGGAGGTTCCTATAGGTCAGTATGTGGCGGCTGTTGGGGACATCTGCGTGTCGGATCGAAATGTATGGTCCTCTCGGCTGAAGGAAAGGCCATGCCGTTAGCGACGAATCAGATGTGGCTGAAGACCTACGGGCGACTTCCGTGGTGGCGGGAGCCGGCTCCATCTTCATTGGTGAAGGTCTATTTCGACCCGAATCAACCAAGGGATGAGATAGGACAATGGATCGATACCGGTGGCGGCGGTTCAAAATCATTGCCGGGTGTTGAATCGAAGGGATCTCCTGATAAGAGCGCAATCAGAAGTTGGCAGATGCGGGGGAATCCTAAAAACATAGATGGGTATTATGTCGGGGGTTTAGGGAATTTGCTTGGATTGAAAGGGAAGTCTGCGAACGAGTTTGATAATAAGGTCGCCGACCTTTGGGCAAAACACGATGTGGCGAAGGATACGGCGGATATGGATGCCCGTCGAACTCTGACTAAGGAATTGGCCGATTCCCTGGCCACTTTCGAATCGAAATATGCTGCGACGCTGTCTGGAATTCGAGGAATTCGACTTGAGATGGACGAATTTCATCGTTTAAATGCTGATACGCATAGAGGCCGAGAGCCGCTTCTTGTGTCTAGTCATTGGGTTTTGAAGGCGTTGAGCGGAGGCGATCTCAGCCGAGCGAGGGAGCGGTATTCCTCGCATGATGAGGCTCATTTCTATCAATCCGGATTGTCTCGCCAGCCGACCCAGTATGAGCGCAAGGTGAATTTCGTCGCTATCGGGTCGGAACTGGACAATCTGGAGGCGCAGGGTCGGGAACGGGTCCGCGCACTATTGACTGGAGCGAAGGACAAGCTGCTGTCCCTCGTGTCCCGAAAGCTGGCGGACAATTCATTGACGACGAGGTTTGTGAATGACCTGGAGCTGCGTGGGCTAGGGCAATTGATTCCTACATTGAGAGAGATTTTGCGGAGCGGATTCCAGCAGGGACAGCAGAGCGCCAAAGCCGAGGTGAAGTCTGCTTGGACTATCGAGAAGCGGATGTCGCAAGAGAACGGGAATACGACAATCAAGGATGCGATTCGCACATTGGTAGCGAAGCATCCTGAATTGACGAAAGACCAGATCCTGGGCGCGCTCAAAAAGCTCCGAGATAAGAAGCCGGAATTGTTTACTGCCAGAAAGTCCGATGTCCATGACTACCAGGTCCGCCACGTCTTGACAGGATTGCCGCCGGAGAAAGCGCTGGAGTTCTTTGAGTCCAAGGCGACATTATGGGGCGCGGAACTGCGCGATCCGATCCTTCGAGACGCGAAGAGCGTGCTGTACAATGTGATCAAGACTGGTCAGTCGCTGCGCGAGGCGCAGGCGGAACTGGAGCGGGTGTTTCTGCCGTATCTGGGCGACCCGGACCAGATGGTCGACGAGGAGATGCTGACGCCGTACCGCCTGGAGACGACGATCCGCACCAATGTCATCGAGGCGTTGAACGAGGGGCGCAAGGCGATGTTCCAGCCTGAGGTGGACAGCGGATTCATCATCGCCTACCAGTACAGCGCGATCATGGACGCCAGGACCACGCGGGTGTGCCGCTATCTTGACAGGAAAATCCTCAGGCCGAACAGCCCTGAGTTGGACAGCTTGAGTCCGCCGAATCATTATAATTGCTTTGTTGATGGGCAAACGCGTATCTATACGGTACATGGATGGAAGCCGATACGGGCGCTGGAAGTTGGGGATTTGGTGCTGACGCATGCCGGAAGGTTTCAGCCTGTGACATGTGTACATCACAAGCAGCAGCCTCAGCAATATGCTGGTGATGTTATTAAGTTGCATGTGTCCCGTCCAAACGCTTCGGGAAAAGGCAAGCCTCCTCTTATTCATACGATGACGGTGACCCCAGATCATCCTGTTGCGGTTGATGCAGGCTGGGTTCCTGCGGCACAGGTCAAAGAAGGGGACCGTGTTCGTTGTTTGGGATCGGCATGTCTTCGATGCGGAACAATAACTCCTTGGTTGACGGCGCAGCAGCCGAAGTATTGCAGTCGAAACTGCCATATACAAGTCGTGTCACGAAAGGGTTGGCTGGTGCCTGGACGCCGGGAATACATGTCCAAGATCATTTCAGCTCAAATGCATCGTGAATATGCAAATGGGACTCGCGGCAGGAAAAAGATCACTGAAAAGGCGAATGCAGCAACTCGTGCCTTATATGCAAATGGAAAGGGAAAGGGAATGTTTCAGCGTCCTGAAGTGCAGGAAAAGATGAAAGACGCTAAACAAAAGAGTGCGAAATGGCGGCATGCGATCACTGAGGGGCGGCGGGGTGACAAGAATCCTTTGAGTAAATATCCGTTGTTTGCGCAACAAATAGGAAAACGATTACAAGCCTTTGTGGCGGCGCATCCTGAAAGGCATGGAAATCGGGTGATGGGCCGTGCGGTGATGGCTGGACATGAAGGCTACCTATCAAAAGGACAGCGCAAGCTCTATGCTCTTGCACAATCTCTTTCTTATGGAGTGGTGGAACTGGAATATCCTATCAAAACCGAGCAGGGGTTGTTCTTTGTGGATGTGGCATTGCCGAGCCTTCAACTGGGACTCGAATTCGATGGGTCTTATTGGCATCAGGATGTTGAGAAAGATCTGCGTCGGGATGCTTTGCTGGCACAGGAAGGTTGGAAGGTCATTCGGTATCGAGATGCTGTCCCATCGTTGTCTGCGCTTCGGGAGGATGTTGCGCGACTTGCAGCGAATCATGCCCAGCAATATGTGTGGGCAACAACGACAGTAGAAAAGGTTGAGCGATGGGCATTGCGGAAGCCTCGGCAACTCTATAATATCTCTGTGTTGGAGGACGAGAGTTATGTTGCAAAAGGATTTGTTGTCCATAACTGTCGCAGCATCCTGACTCCCATCTTTCGCACTGAAGGGCCGGTGATGTTCGCTTCTGCGGAGGAGATCGCCCAAGGAATCAATCTGAAAGGCAAAGGATTCTGTGATGAGCAAATTCGCCATGACTACTTCGACCCGAACCAGCCACGAGATAAGATTGGACGATGGTCCGGTGAAGGAGGCGCGCTAACATCCGGCGGGACAGGAAAGGATCGGGAGTTCCGGGATGCCAATGGTAATCTGGTGACGGATCAGGCAACGCTGAGTCGGATTGCCGGACTGCGAATCCCGCCGATGTGGACCGATGTGGAGGTCAGCGCAAATCCCAAATCCGAGTTGCAGGCGGTCGGGAAGGACGCGAAAGGCCGGACTCAGTATTTGTACAGCGCGGAAGCGACAGGCAGGAATGCCGCAGCCAAATTCGAGCGTGTCGCGAAGTTGGCGAAAGTGTATCCGAAACTGGTGGCCGGTGTGGGAAAGGACATCGCCAGGGGAAAAGAGGAAGCGATCGTGGTGGGCTTGATGCTGGGCTCCGCGATGCGCGTTGGTTCGGCTGGGGAAACGCTGGCGAATGTGAAAGCCTTCGGCGCATCGACATTGGAGGCCCGTCATCTTTCGGTGTCCGGGAACGTGGTGCATTACGATTTCATCGGCAAGAAGGGAGTGGCGTGGAAAGGACAGATCGATGATCCCCAATTGGCTGGTGTCATTAAGCCGTTGCTGAAGGGCAAATCCGGGTCTGACCGGGTATTCTCGACATCGGCGGAGAATGTGAACGGCTATCTTAAAACGTATGGGCAATTTTCTGCGAAGGATCTGCGCACGTTGATCGGCACGTCTCTGGCGCAGCGCGAATTGAAGAAGTCGGCGATGCCAACCACCAAGACCGACGCGAAGAAACTGGTGGCGTCGGTGGCGAAAACTGTGTCTGGGTTTCTCAGGAACACCGCAGCGGTGGCGAAGAGTGCCTATATCAATCCCATCGTGTGGGCTCCGATGGAAGCGCGATTTGGATTTGCGGTATTGAAGACAGGATAGCGCAATGCAATTGCTGATATCGATCGATGAGATGGAAATGCTGCAGGAGATGCTGTCCGCTCAGCATTGGACGGACGTGGTCCCGCCGACTGAGGGGTTGGATGATCCGGACGACGATGAGGAAGGCTCCGTGCGCTTGGCGTTGGATGAGCAGGAAGAGGACTAGATGTCGAATCTCGTAGACATCGGCATCAGCGTGCGGGAGTCGGAGAATAACCCGTGGCTGGACCGGCTGATGAAGTCCCTGGAGGCCAGGTCCGCCGGGATGGAGGCCGACGTCTACATTGAGAAGGGCAAGGAGCTGACCAAGGTTGAGAAGCGCATCCGGCTCTTTCGGCGCTCGCAGGCGCGGTATCTGGTGCTCATGGAGGACGATACGCAGGTGCTGCATGACGGATGGCTGGTCAATCTGGTGTGCCGCATGTCGGCATTTCCGAGCATCGCGGTGATGAATCCGGCGGAGACCCGGCATCCTGCGGAGGATGTGCCGGAGAGCGCTCTTACGGATTTGACTCAGGAGGTCGCGTATTGCTGCGGGTTCTGCATGGTGGTGGACCGTGAGAGCGGCGTCGAGCCGGATGTCCGGGCGCAGACCCTTGAGGACCTGTGGCTGAGCCTGACGGCGCGGGCGAAGGGTTGGCGCTGCGCCAGGACGGAGGCGGCGATCGTCCGGCACACGAAGACGCCGTGGGGCAGCGATGACCTCAAGCCCGACGAGCAGTCCGACCGGAGTCGGTGGGGGGAGGGGTCTGATTATTACAATACGCTCAAGCATGAGCGCAAGCGGAAGCACGAGGCGAAACTGATGATCGAGGTGTTTGGGGATTTGGCCCGGATGACGTTGCCGAAGGAATTGATACAGGATCAGCGGATTGATCCCTTGTACGCAGGACCAGAGCTTGATGTGGTGGAGAAGACAGTCGTTGGAGATGCACAGTTGGCGTTGAGCGGAATGGGAGGATAGTCTGATGTCGGTGAGTCCGGGAACGGTTCATCAAAAATGCGGCGGTCGATTTTATCGAACCATGATTAACGGGAACCCTGCTGTCCGCTGTGGGGGCTGCGGGTTCACGAAATATGCGGGTACCAGCGTGGATCGAGGAGTGCGTGTGCATAATCCATGGGAACAGACCGAGAAAGAGGCGCAGCGCGGATGATGTCGGCGACACGAGCGGGTCAGAGTTCTCTTCTTCTCTGCCTCCAGCCCTACGTGCCTGTCGGACAAGGCCACGGGTCCTGGTCGTGTGTCCGCGCCGACATGATGAATAGTAAAATGCTGGTGTCCTATGTGGCAAGGTGGAGGGGTGGTTTGTATGAGTGAGACGTTCGTGTTGAACGGCGTTCCGATCTTTTCGACAGGGCGGTGGAATAATGACGAGTATACCGAGGCGGACCTGGACCATATGATTGCGGCATATAACCAGGTCGGGTTCAAGCCGCCGATCAAACTGGGGCATGATCCGAGTCAGCCGCTGGCGAAGAGCGATGGGATGCCGGCTATCGGATGGGTGACGAACCTCCGGCGCGTTGGGAAGCAGCTCTACGCCGATTTGCAGAATCTGCCGAAGAAAGTCTACGAGGCTATTAAGCGGAAAAACTACGATCGTGTGTCCGCCGAGGTCTATTGGGACTATAATGAGGGCTCAGGTAAGGTGTATCCTCGCGTGCTCAAGGCCCTGTCGCTGCTTGGAGCGGAGATCCCGGCGGTGACGAGTCTTGCGGCGTTGGAGGGGTTGTATGATGCGTCTGGGCATGCATTCAAGCGATATGATTTGTTTTTTCCATCTGAACAAGTGCCTATATCACCCATGATGCAAGGGGAGGAGAAGAAGAAGGACCGCTCGTTGGTGGATTACCGACGAGGCGGTGAGGATCTGCATAGGGAGAAGCGGGAGAGTTATTGCGGGAGTTGCAAATTCTTCTGCGGGATGTTTGATCCAGATGGTAAGCAAATTTCGATATCTTGTTGCGCATTGGTGTTGGGCGATGTCGCGTCTAATATGTTATGCGATCTGCATGAGTATGCCGAGCCGTTTGCCGTAGCGAATATGTCTATGGATCAAAAGGTCTACATGATCGAAAAGCGAGGCAAGAAATGGGTGCTGGTCTCGAAGACCACGGGCGAGGTGCTTGGCGAACATGAGACCGAAGGGGACGCAATGGCGCAGGAGCGCGCCATCCAGGCGGGTAAATCCAAGAAGAAGGAGTCCATGATGATGGCGGAACAACAATCGGTAGAAGAAACCGATCCTGGCGAAGCTGCCGGTGGGAGCGAGGAAGATACAATGAGTGTGGAACAGGATGCGAAGATTGCGGAATTGACGGCGAAACTGTCCGCACAGGAAGCGCAGAATGCGACATTACAAGGGCAGATAATGGAACTCTCTGACAAAGTGGCCGAGTTCAGCGCGAAGTTGCCGGCAGCGGAGGCCAGGGCGGCTGAGCTGGAGGCGGAGAAAGCAGAACTCGCTGAACAGAAGCGGAAGGCCGACAAGGAAGCCTGGTTGTCTGCGCAGACCACGGAGGGCAATTTGAAGATCCTGCCAGTGGAGTTGCCAATCGTGGAGCATGTGTACGATCAATTGGAATCTGGCGGGTTGAAGGTGTATACGACTGCCGATGGCACAGAGATTGACACGTTATCGGCGTTTAAATCTCTATTCGAGTCACGTAAGCCTGGTACCATGCTGTTCACGGAGCTTTCTCAGGGGCGCGGGACGGAGACGGCTGGTGAGCCTGACGCTGGGAAGACGGGGATAATGAGTATTAGCGATGCTCGATTGGAGGCCACCAGGCGGGCCAAGGAATACATTGCGCAGAAGCCTGGGGCAACATTCAAAGAGGCCCTGTCTCATGTGTACAGCGCCGATCCTGATTTGAAGTCCAAGGCCGCTGGGGTAACTCCGCAGGGAGAAGCGAAAGCGGAAGCTGGTCAAGATCGGATGGTATCCCTGTTCAGGAAATAGAAAATAGATGTGGCATGAAGGGTCTGCGCATCGCAGATCGAGCGCGTGGAAGATCGGCATCCGAATCGGGTGATTAGAAGGGATAAGAGTAAACGTGGCGAGATCAAAAAAACACGTATGGCTGTGATGCCTAGATTAGGGGACGTATGGCGGAATCCATAGCAGCGACAGGCGGTGCAATTGAGTTCACTGCCGTCAGTGAATGGGATGCCTCCGGCGCTCAATATCGGGGTGTTCGGTTCAGCACGACAGTAGACAACAACGTGCGGGTGGCTTCTGTTACTGGGGTGGCGATTGTCGGGGTCCTGCAGAACAAGCCCACTTCCGGTCGAGCGGCCCGTGTTAGAACGCATGGGGTGACGAAGGCTGTAGCAGGAGCGGCGATTACCCGTGGAGATCGCGTGGATTGCGATGCTCAGGGGTATTTCCGCACAGCGGTCGGGAGCAACTATGCAGGATATGCAAGAGAGACCGTGGTCGCATCGGGGACGTTCACGATGCTGTTGAATCCGCAGTATGCTGGTGCCGCCTAATAGCGGCAGAGAGGAGTAGCCACATCATGGGTGATCCACGAATGGCCGCTATCTCCGCCGAGCGGCATTATGCAGCGGCGGACACTGATTGGCATATCGATGCCGCTTTGTCTGAGATGTCGATTCAGTTCAACATGGATCCCGGCATGTATATCGGGCCGAGCATTCTGCCTGTCGTCAACGTGGACAAGCAGAGTGACCGGTATCTGATCTGGGACAAGGATTACTGGTTCCGGATTCCCCAGACCCGCCGTGCTCCGGCGACCAGGGCAAATCGGGTAGAGACCTCCGTGAGTAGTGCGGCTTATTATGCGCATAACTATTCGCTGGAGGAGCCGATCCCGTTTGAGGATTTGACGAATGCGGATGCGGCGCTGGCGATTGAGGAAGGGACTGCGCGTCATGTGATGCAGTTGCTCATGTTGGATCAGGAGAATCGGATTGCGACGCTGTTGACCACGGCGGCCAACGTCGGTTCTGGGAATGCACTGACTGGCACGGCGCAGTGGTCTGATCGTGCGAACAGCGATCCTGTATCGGATGTTACAACGGGTCGCCTTTGGATTCTGAAAGAGACTGGTCAGAAGCCGAATACGTTGGTCAATGGGCAAGAAGTCCACGACGCGCTTCTGCTCCATCCGGATGTCATTGATCGGGTGAAGTATACGCAGCGCGCGACCAATGCGACGCTTGAGGCCGCGCTGTCTGATATCTTCGGGGTGGCGCGGTATCTGGTGGGCAGTGCGCCCAAGCAGAATGCAGCAGAAGGGTTGCCGACATCGGCGTCCTCGATGACCTTTATCTGGGGCAAGAACTGCTCTTTGTTCTATGCCGCGACGGCTCCTGGCCGGAACATCCCGAGCGGGGTGTATGCCTTCCGATGGCGACCGGCTGGGTTTACGGATTTCATCGTCGAGACCAAGGATGACGATGACATCAAGGCTCGGGTGAAGCGTGTGAATTATTTCCAGGATGAGCGGATCACTGCGCAGCAGCTGACGTATTTGTTGTCCACAGTGGTTGCGTAGGTTCGATTGTCCACTTGAGAAATAGATCAGTGGGAAATGGCGATGAATAGGCGAGGCCGAGGCGATTATGATGGCTGGGTTTCGGCCTCGCCAAACGCCAAGAGAGGATAATATATGGGTTCTGGGTGGGGGCACGAGGATGCGGTCGGCGATTGGTACGCCACGCGAGATTTTAATCTGAAGACTCTGACAGTGCGTGCGGGAGGCAAATTGCCAGAAGGATGGCAGATAATCCAGAACATCAAGTACCTGCAGAATTTGTTTGGGAAAGACTGCGTAGTGCGGAAATCGAGCCGAGAATTGCTGGCGGAAATGGGAGCGTCCGGCGGCGAAATGAAACGGAGTCCGGGAAGGCCACGAAGAGATGTATGATAGGGCGTCCCACGGAGCCCTTCATGCAAAAAATCAATGTCCGTCGTGACATGCTAGAGGTGCAAGAAGGTGGGAATCTATAAAGTACGGACAAAAGCACAGTTCAAGGATGGGGCGACATTTGCAGGGTCGGCGGGATTTGACGGTGCAATTCAGGTGAACTCTGCGATGCGGGTTGTTGGACCGATCTCTGCCCCAACCGGATCATCGAATGCCCAGAAGTTTGGATTCCTCAGAATCAATTCTGGGGCCACGACGGCAACGCACAGTACCACGGCATTGAGTTCTGGTGCTTTGTTGATTGTCGGTGCAGGCGTGTTGGTGGGGGCTCAAGTGGCGTCGTACAATCTGGTTGGCGAGTTGGTGGTGAACACAATTGCGCAGCAGGCATCGGGCGGGTATTTCACGGTGGGATTCGCTGGGGTCAATGCCTATGCGGCTCCCCTTGATGTACCATGGTTCATCATTAATCCGGCATAGCGGGATAGCATATGGCTGAAATTTATGTGACAGTGGCGAGTGGGCAAACAGTGAGCGGCGCGTTTGCGCTTGAGCATCCCTATCGACCATTGGTGATATTGGTGCCGAGCTTGGCTGCTGCGGCGGAAGTGAGACCACAGTTCAGCGCAACCTCTGGATCGGGTTTTATGTCGATGATGCGGCCAGATGGTTCGGCAAATCTGTTTGTCGTATGCAGCGGGGCGGGTCCTGGCATCGGGATCATCGAGCATGTCCCTAGTCAATGGGGCCGGTTTTCCTTAACAGGCGTTCAAACCGATGTGCGGACGCTGACATTGTTTCCGGGAGCTTCGCGTTAGGATGGTGAGAATCATTGCGCATAGGGGATTCTGGTGGCCGGACATCGATCACCAGAACCGCCCATGGGCATTGCAGGCGGCGATTGATCGCGGATGGGATGTTGAAGTTGACGTGTGGGGCGTGCGAGAAGATCAGTTGCAGGTGGGGCATGATAAGGTGGAAGCGAGATGGACATTGCCCTCGATAGCTGAAAGCCATGTGTTTGTTCATATGAAAGCTCCGACCCAGGCTCTGCGAATTTCGGCGGTATTGGAGCGGACAGGGTATCAGGGGAAGAGTAGCGTGTTTGTGAGTCCGATGGGCAAGAATAACGAGCTGGTCCTCAGCGAGGCCGTAGTTCAGCTTCTGGTCGTGAGTTCTCACAACGATCTGTTCGACAAGATGGATGTGCTGCAGTCTGCGAAGCGGCGCGGATGGGAGCAGACCATTCGCGGGGTCTGGCTTGAGCAGCCGGACACCGATTGGGTGACGGATGGCGTGATTCATGAATTGCATGCCTATGGAATGCGGGCTTATGTAGTATCGCCTGAGCTGCATCGACGGCAGCTGCGATTGGATATGCTGTCGGAATGGGCCGATGCCGATGGGGTTTGTACGGACTATCCGCATCTGCTGTCGCAGATATTGAATCCCAAAGATGTGATCGTGCATCCTGTGGGGGCATGGTGGTAGAGTACGGCCTCGATGAATTTATGAGGGAATTGGATTTGGCGGTCGGGGATTTCTTTGAGCCTCGGGATGTCAATGGGCACAAGGACTTGCCGGGATATGATCCGCGGATGGGGCCGCGTTATGGAATCCCTGGGCATGATGTTCCGCTCTCGGTGTTCCGGGGCGAAGGCATGGCGCTGTTTCTGGTCGCGCGGGCGATAAAGCCTGAAGTCATTATGGAGTGTTATACCGGCACAGGATATGCGGCGTGCTGCCTGGCGGCAGGGTGGTGGCCGGAAGCCCAAGTCATCAGCACCGACAACTATACCGAGGGAGGTCTCGGTGAAGCAGGATGGGCACGGGCGCAAGGGCTCAGGGACAAGCTGGGACTTGACAACCTGGCCCTCCACTATGGAACAATCGAGTCCTTGCGCCAGGCAAATCTTCTGGCGGATCTCTATTTCTCCGATGGGCCGTATGACGACGGCGCGTCGTTGCTGGCAGAGGGTGCGATTCGCATCCGCCATGATGATGGTGTAGGGCAAGTCGATGGGCGCCGATTTGTCGTCCCTGGCGGATCCAATTTGAGCGTGACATGCCCGACGATTGAGATGCGGGATTGGCTGATGGCAGAAATTGGCAAGACTATTCCGGTGAATGCGGCATGAGAGCGATTGCAGGATATGTGGCCTTCGATCTGGATGGATGCCTGTGGGATTCCGATCGACTCCATTTCGACGCGGTGAACATGGCGCTGTCCCCATATCAGCAACGGATCACTGAAGAGGAGCATCGAACGATCTTCAAAGGGCTTCCAACGAAGCGCAAGCTGGCGATGCTGACTGAGATGGGCCGGTTACCGCAGTGGGCCCATGCCGATGTGGAGCGGTTTAAGCGGGAAGCCACGCTGATCGCCATTGAAAATACGCAGCCTCGGTCGGAAGTGTCCGCGCTTTTGATAGCGCTCTGCCAGGTGAATTGGCGGGTGTGCTGCTGCTCGAATTCTATTCTGGACACCGTGCAGATGGTGCTATTGAAGATGGGGATCCTCAAGTACATGGACTTTGTCCTCAGCAATGAGGATGTCGCGCGAGCCAAGCCCTCTCCGGAAATCTATCAGAAGGCTGCGCGGATCTGGGGCATCCAGCCACAAGAGATAGTGGTCGTTGAGGATGGTGAGGCCGGGAAGCGGTCGGCGCTGGATGCGGGATGCACTTTGATTGAGGTGTCTGGTCCTCATGACGTTGAGCCGTGGCTGATCCACAAGATACTGGCTGTTGGACGATGGGACATTCGCAGTCAAGACAAAAAAGCCAGAGAATCTACAGTTGGGAGCGCGATAACTGTATGACCAATGAGAAGGAGGTGCCCGTAGTGGACGCGATGCCGCATATCATCATTCCGATGGCGGGGGAAGGCAAGCGGTTCAAAGAAGCCGGATACCAGGGACCAAAACCGTTGATTCAGGTCGGCGGGCGGCGTCTGTTGGAATGGGCGTTAGATGCGATTCCGAAACCTTGGCGACGCGCAGTCATTCCGGTCATCCATACCGGACAAGCTGAGTTGTGTGATGTGTTTGTGGATATTGAGCCTTATTTCAATCGAATGTTTGGAACAGGAAAGCCCTGTCTACTGACAGGCCCGACGTCCGGTGCTGCGTGCTCGGTTTTGGCTGCGGCAGTTGGATTACCTTCCGATGCCCCTGTGATTGTGATGAATGCAGACCAATGGATCGACATTGACCTGGAAGCGGTCCACAAAACGGCAATAGCGGAGCAATGGGACGGGTTCGTTCTGACGTTCGAGGGGTCTGGCCCTCAATGGAGCTATGCAATCACTGACGGCACCGATTTTGTGGTGCAGATAGTCGAGAAAAAGGAGGTGAGTCCATATCCGACCTGCGGGTTGTACTGGTTCCGGCGCGCAGGGGATTTGGTGAAGGCGATCTGCTCAATGGTGTACAAAGAGGATCGAACGAATGGGGAATTTTATCTGGCTCCGAGCATGAATCACCTGGAGCGTCATCGTCGCAATGTGCGGATTGTCCCTGTGAAGGAATTCCATGGGTTGGGGACGCCGGAGCAGGTGAGGGAATTCGAGGCACTGCTGAATGCCGGATGGAAGCCGAAACATGATTGATGTGATCATTCCCACACGCAATGCGCCGTCGGTGCTATCAATGATGCTGGCGCATTATTGGGCGAACGCGCACGACGATCGGCTCGTGTCCTCTGTCACGCTGCTGGATAACTGCTCGGCTGCGGAAGGCATGGAGGATGTTTTCGCGGATGCGCTCAGACGAGGGGCCAAAGTCATTCGGCACGAGCGAAACATCGGGGTCTGGGCATCCGTCAATCGAGGGGTGGTCCTCAGTCGCGCGGACAAGATGCTGGTGTTGACCTCCGATATTTTGTTGGCTCCTGATGCGCTATCGTGGTTGGATGCCGTACAGGACGATTCAGGATGCGCATTCCTTGGGCCGGTCGTTGTGAGCGATCAGATCGAATATGCATGGAAGCTCTATGAACATCCCTTGCCCGCTGAGCGAGTGAATACCGCCCATTACAATGGCGCATGTTGGCTGATGACGCGGCAATGCATCGATAAGGTAGGGTATTTTGATCCTCGATTTTACATATGCTTCGGGGACGTGGACTATACCCAGCGGGTGGTAGATGCGGGATTGGCCTACGGGGTGACGGACGCGGTGCGGTGTTTGCATTTGGACAAGTGCTCTCGCAGGGCAGACCATACTGCGAGCCAAGACACGGAGGTTGAGATTCGGGATTGGAGCTGCTTCGCCGAAAAGTGGCAAGCCCGATCAGATGTGATGGAGAAGCATCCGTGCCCCAACAGGATCGTGTATAACATGTTGAAAGAGCGATATTGGAATAACAGTATTCAAGAAACCATGGAGGTGTCCGCGTGACCGAGAAATCATCGACCGACCCGATGGAGCTGCTGAAAAATGACAAGGCACTCGAAGCCAAGCTGAAGGTGTCAAGACTCCCGTGGGACGATCCTACCCGGCAGCGAGTGGAGGAACTGACTGCGCATACGAATTCATCGGAAGCCTATCAGGAATACTATCGGACTATGCGGGGCGGGATTTGCCCAGAGGATCAAGTGTTCCGTCGCCATGAGCAGGTCAAGCGGTTTGCGAGAATTCGGGAATTGATCCTGGAGCGGAAGCACAAGACGGTGCTGGACTTGGGGTGTCTGGACGGGTGGCAACTGCTGAATCTTGCAGCGTCGGGGATCGTTGGGGTCGGTATAGACCTGAGCCCTCAGGCATTGGCTGTAGCGGTTGAGCGTTCTGCAAAATGGGGATTCGGGCTGCGGTTCATTGAATCTTCTATCGAGGATGCGGAAGTCACAGAAAACGATCTGGACGGTTCTGGAATTCCTCTCGGAACGAAGCACCTCCGACTGTTCGATGCGGTGATCCTGTCTGAGGTATTGGAGCATGTCCTTGATCCGGTTGCGTGCATGAAGACCGCCGCAAGGCATCTCGCTCCTGGCGGAATTGTGTACGTCAGTGTTCCGGCCACTCCGATTCCTCACCATGGGAAATTGGAAGATGCGCGGGAGCATCTCCGAGTCTACAGTGAACAGGACCTGATTGATCTCGCAACAAAAGCCGGTCTCCACGTGGTGGTCGATCAGGATATGACAGAAGAGCAGGACCAAGGGCAGTCATTCTCAAATCGGATGATGAGCTTTCGTCGGGCGACAATTACCATTTATACCGGCCATGTGACTGGTGGCTGGAATCCGCCGATTCCTGAGAGTCTTGGCGGATCGGAGGAATTGGTGGTTAAGGTGGCTGAGGCATGGGCGCGGCGGGGGCACCAGGTGGCGGTTTATGCAGATGTCCTGTCAGGAACTGTGAATGGCGTTCAATACCACAGCCGGTCACGAATTCCTGATCCCAATCCCGATGTCCTGGTGTGCTTCAAGACCCTGGAGTATATCGACTATCCAGCGGGTCGAACCGTATTTTGGACGACGGACCTTCCGGCTCCGGGGCAGTCTGCGACATTTCTACCGCCGAAGCTGATGGATGATATCGACGCGGTGATCTGCATCAGCGAATATCATCGGCAGGAACTGTTGAAAGCTGTCCCGTGGCTGAGTCCGGCGAAAATCCATCAACATTGGCTTGGCGTCAATCATGCGGAGATCGAGCAGGCGTGTCAGACGCACCAGAAGGCTCCTCATCGGGTGTTGTATGCGTCTTCCTATGACCGTGGGTTGCGCCAGTTGCTTGAAGTGTGGCCGACCGTCCGCGCTGCTGTCCCTGATGCGGAGTTGCATGTGACCTACGGTTGGGATTTCTGGATCAAGTCGGAGGCCGTGGTCGCGAAGCCTGTCGCGGACAGCATGAGGCAGGAACGCAAGGAGCTGGAGAAACTGCTGGCGCAGTCTGGAGTAGTGCATTGCGGACGCCTGCCGCGCCAGGATGTGCTGCAGGAATTTGCGGAAGCGGAGATATGGGCGTATCCGTGCACTGGCGGCGAGCTGTGTTGCAAGACGGCGTTGGAGGTGCAAGTTGCAGGATGCGAGCCTGTCGTGGTTCCGGTGATGGCCCTGGCTGAGACGGTGCAGATCGGGACAAAGACAACCCATGCGCAATTTGCGGACGCACTGATCCTTGCTTTGCTAGAGAAGTCGAAGGTGGGTGGGCCGTTCACTGCGCCTTCTTGGGATGAGTTGTCACAATGGGCATGGGAGCTTGCGAAACCAAAACAGACGGCAAGTGTCCAAATGGAATCCCATCCAGAGGTCGAGCCGACGGTGATCCCGGAACGCTTTTCGATTCCGTCTTGCGCCACGGTTCCTCCGGTGAGGGAGCTGTCCATTCTGATGGCGGTATCCGGTATGCCGTTCGACGGGACCACCGACCGGACAAAGGACCTCGGAGGGTCTGAAACCTGCGCGGCGCAGTTGTCACGCGCATTGGTAAAGCGCGGGCACAGCGTGACGGTGTTCTCGAATCTGCCGGATAAGCCAGGCAAGTTCGATGGCGTGACCTATCTGCCTATCGCCGAATACGCACGGTATGCGGTCTCCACTCCGCACGACATCAGCATCATCCAGCGCGATCCGACAGGATTCAATCTCGGGCTGCAGAGCAAGATGAATATCCTGTGGTGCCATGATCTTGGGCTGAAGCGGTACCACACGATGTTCCGGTCCAGCATGTGGAATGTGGACTACGTGGTTCCGGTGTCCCACTGGCACGGCAGGCAGCTGTGCGAAATCTACGACTTGCCGCCCGACGTGGTTGTGCCGATGAACAACGGCATTGACCTTGAGATGATCCACAAGTTCATTGATCGATCCAATGAGCGCGATCCGAATGCGGTGGTGTTCGCCTCCCGACCTGAGCGTGGGCTGGATGTGCTGCTGCAATCCATCTTCCCCAGGCTGCTGGAGCGCAATCCGAAATTGACGCTGTATGTGGCGGAGTATGCGAATACCATTGAGAGCATGGTGCCATTCTACCAGCACTGTCAACAGCTGATGCAGAACCTCGGCGCCCGCGCGAAGTGGATGGGAGCGCTGAAGAAGCCTGAGTTATACGCTCTCTATTCGATATCGTCGGCGTATCTCTATCCGCAGCGCAGTTTCAAAGAGGTGAGCTGTCTGAGTCTGCTGGAAGCGGCGGCATGCGGATTGCCGTTCGTCGGGACGAACCTCGGGGCGCTGCCGGAGACGTCCCAGCGGGTAGAAGGGGCGACCCGTTTGGTGGATCATCCTGGACATGAGGCCACAGCGGAGTTCATCGACCGGTATGTGGACGCAGCCTGGGAGGTATTGAGCAATCCGGAGCTCAATTTTCAGATGTCGGTGGCTGGGCGAATCGGAGCGATGCATTGTTCTTGGGACGCCATCGCGGAAGAATGGGAGAATTTCCTGCTCGGGGGAATAGAGCTTCGCAGTCGGGACAAGTTGCGGTTGGCTCGGCATTGGTGGCGGCTAGGGGATGTGAATGGGGTTGAGTATTTGCTTGATGAGTTGACGCCTGAGGAGAGGCAGACGTTTCGGCCCATTGGAGACATAAAAGTAGCTCGACAAACCGATGCGCCAATAAGACCCGCGTCCCACATCATCAATGCGATTTGTAACGTAGCCGCGCAATACCGGCCGAAAACCATACGGGGACTCGGGTTGGACGGGGTCTGGCTCGCAGATCAAGTTGCCGGCGTGATTGGGGCGGAGGTGGTCAATGATGCTATGGTTGATTTCGTGGTGGGATTCGAGACACTAGAGCGAGCGAAGAATCCCGTGGAGTACATCGCCTCCGTAGAGCGCTCCGTGAATCCTGGCGGGTACATTTGTTTCATCTCTGCGATCTCTGGAGTGCAGCAGGATCGGATCCACCAGGGACTGCCGCGCGATATACGGTGGGTCTTTGACAATCACGACCTGAAAGAATTGCTTGGCAACAAGCCGGATCTGCTCGCTATGATTGTTGAGGGTGGGGCGTTGTCGAAATACGACGGTAGGCCCCTTGCTTGGCAGTTGAATTGCTATCAGAACAAAAAGGAGGTGCCGCAGAGCACATTCAACCTTGAGCGGCGTTCATGGCTGCAGTCTCCGCAACTGAGTTTGACCGGCGCAATGATTGTGAAGAATGGCGAATCGTTGCTGACGCGGTGCCTGAAGTCCATCGTTCCGTACTGCGATGAAGTCATTGTGGATGATACCGGTTCAACCGACACGACCCCGGATATCCTCCGGCGATTCGGCATTGAGCCTGGTCAGGGATTGAATCCGATAGATGTGGGATTTGATGCGGCGCGGAACAGGGGCTTGAAGCGCGCAACCGGAGATATTGTGCTCTGGATCGATGCGGATGAAGAACTGTTGGATGCGCACAATCTGCCGAAATATCTGCGCTGGTCGATGTACAACGGCGTGGCTATCCAGCAGCATCATTTCAGCGCTGTTCCGATGAATGCCTTCAAACCGGATTTGCCGGTCCGGATATTCCGACGAATCTGGCTGAATGGCAAGCCGACGGGGATACGGTGGTATGGATTCGTGCACGAGCATCCGGAATTGGCGATCAACCATTCCGTCGGCCAGAGCATTGTCCTGTCGGATGTGCATATCGCCCATGACGGATACCTCACGGAGACGGGACGCCGTGGCCGATTCGACCGCAACATCGCATTGATGTTCAGGGACCGGGCAGCGTATCCGGATCGCGTCCTCGGGAAGTTTCTGATGATTCGGGATTGGATTCACTTGGCGCGATATGAGGCCGAGCAGAATCGAGGGATGCTGACGCCGTCGGGCGTTCAATACCTGGAGGCGGCGCTGGAGAGCTATCGCAAGAACTTCCTGGGAGCCACGCATCAGATGGCGGTGGATGGCTTGCCGTATTACAATGAGGCTCTTCAGCTGCTTCGGCGAGGATTTGAGGTCCAGGTGGTTCTGAAGGTTGGTGGGATCGACGGTCAGCCGAGAGAAGTCACGTATAGCGGGCGGGTCACCGATAAAAAGGATTTGGAGACATTGGTGACGAGCGGCATCCATGATTTGACGTCGGTGTGGGACGGGGAGTATTTGTGATGATCCCAGCCACTGTTGCGATTCAAGATTATTTTGGTGCGGTGACGCTTGGAATTGCGCAGGCCCGATTTTCAGAACAAATCACTTTCACTCGATATTTCATTGCGGTTTTGAAAATCAGACATTGGGATGCTATTTATGGTGATTAGTTTTGCGTGCCTTTCATGGCGGTGTGAAGAGTCAATGTAATGTCCAATAAAAAAGAAACATATACAGCGGTGACCCCCACACCAATCTATGGGTTTCCTATGAAGGGCACGTATCTCATCAGTGTGGAGCGGCGGACGCCTGGATTCTCGAACTTTGGGACAACGGAACATTATCGCGCTGACAATGCGGTGGTGTTGAACGGGTTGACAATGTTGGCGCGATGGATTTCCTCCTATGCTGTGGGAGTGAATTCACAGATGGCTTATATCGCAGTCGGAACAGCGACAACCGCCGCGTCTGTCAATCAAACGAATCTTGCGGGAGAAGTCAAACGTCTTCCGTTCTCAGCAGTGTCTGTTACCGCAAACAACTCTTGGTCCGCTGTTTCAACATTTGGTGGTGGAACAGATAGCATTGTGGGCGTAGTAATCGGCGAGGCCGGGGTATGGAATGCAGCGGGATCGGGTGCGGGGGTGATGTTCAACCGAGCCCCGTTGTCCGCAACATTCACGTTGCAGAGCAGTGATGTGGCAGCAGTGCAGGTAATCGTGAGCGTGGGTAGCCTGTAGGAGCTTAAATGGCATATCCGTTCCGACAGGTGGAGGTAGGTGGTACCTATCAATTCACATGGACAGCATCCACCAATCCATCTTCATTATCTATGGTGATCAAGACGGCTTCGGACACTATCGTGGCCAGTGTGGCGGCAATATCATCGGGTACTGGAGCTTGGTATGCATTCGCCACGATTCCCGATTCCTTTGGAAAGTACCCGAGCTATTTGTTGCAGCAATGGACGGCCACCGCCTCGACGCCGGCGGGATCTGCCTCGCCATTCATCACGAAGCAGGTGTTTGAGGTGATAAAAACGCAAGCCTTCGTCCAGGGGAGGTTGCAGTAATGGGCCGCTATGTTGAAGCGGGACAGATCATGGAGATTTTGCCCGTCTTCATTTCGACAGCGGGTATGACGCCTGGTCAAGTCGAGTTTTTCATCGAGGGGCGCGAGGATGAGATCGATGCTCGGCTTGGTCGGTTTTGGAACACAACAGTCTTTTCCGGCAACGCGCCTCCGATGGTGAAGACGCTTGCCAAACTCGGCGCAACAGTAGACATCCGCAAGTCGAAGATCAGCATGGAAGATCCGAGCATTAGTCAGTGGATTGTAGAGGACGAGAAGAAATTTGAGGCGTTGATCACCAGCCTGGTCTCCGGGACAGCGGATCTGGTTACTGGATCAGGGACGGTGCTCGCTAGAACTGGTCGGATGCAAGACCAGATCTGGTCCTCAACAAAAGACTATGCGCCTACAATGACGATCTTGGATGCGACAGATCAGAATATGTCACGACAGCGGGAACTTGACGAGGCAGATCGGCAATCGGCGGATGCTGGATAATGGCGAAGATTGACTATACAGGCATCATGAAAGCAACACGGGACACCATCGCCAATGATGCGAATGTGCGGGCGTTGCGGACGACCGTGGAAATCGCTCGGGCCGTACTGACGATGAACGCGACTCCCCATGTCAATATCTTTGAGGGGCGTCGAGTCAATGCGACACAGGTGATCTCCGCTGGGAAGCGACATCGATATACGCTGCATTGGCAGGTGGTGGTAAGTGCGTTTTCTGCTGCGGGATTCGAGGATGCGATGTCCCAGCGAGATGAATTGCTGGGTTACGTTGAACTAGCGCTGATGAGTAACCGATCATTAGGCGGAATTCTCACACATCAGCAGTTGCAGCTCGCTGGCGGGGAGCTGAGGAGCAATCCAGGGGACAACGGGTTCTGGAGCCAAGGGGCGATTGATCTTACAGCGGATGTGGATGCGACGCTATGAATGGGATGGATGTATTCACTGAAGCCCTACGGTTGAAGACGCCGGATGAAAGCTATCGCATCCGCTGTCCGGAGTGCGAAGCGGTGCTCGCGGAGTATCTATCCGGAGTCAACGTGTTTCGGTGCCGCGCATGCAAATGGCATGGGGTGGTGTCTCGGATGTCCGCGTCATTGGTCGCGAGCATGACGACATTGAAGCCAGGGCTGACGGAGCGGATATTGCGCCGCAAGGAGTGTCCGTAATGGCTGGGATACAGGTGAAGGGGTTGGATGCCGTGACCCGACAAATACGGCACGCGATAAATGGAGTGAAGAAAAGAGTCACTCTCTATCGCAGGATCGGCACCGCATTGGTCGCGTGGATCGACAGGAATTTCATGGATGAAGGGACAGAACAGCGGTGGGAGCCGTTGGCTGCAGGGACGCTGTTTGCTCGAAGAAAAGGAGGAGTAGGCGCCAAGATTTTGCAGAATAACGGGTTGCTACGGGCGTCTCATACCTACGAAGCGTCAGCGGGTAAAGTAGTTGTCGGATTCCCGAATAACCGTATTGCGGAATATCATCATTGGGGCACGCCAGGGCCATATGAGATCAGGCCTCGAAATGCAAAAGCCCTGATGTTCTTCGCTCCGCCTGGAACAGGCGGGGCAGGCCGCACCACTATCATCAAACGGAAGAAAGGTGCGCCAAAAGTGGGACTCGCCAACAAAAGCGGCAGCAAGCAGTCCGTGATTTTTGCTACACACGTCATGCATCCTGGATTGAAGGCGCGGCCATTGCTTCCATCAGTGCCATTGGCGGAAACATTGGTGGCGGAAGTCATCAACGAATATGTCGAAGAGCTATTGAAACCCAAAGACGCATCATTGAAACCCGAAGGCGCATCATAGCAGAAAAGGGGTATTCATGCGGTTGGAATGGACCGATAGAGAGGTGGTGTTTATCGCGGATGTTGGGACAGTGGGGCCTGGTACGGAATTCGAGATCGAGGATTCTCGTGGACAAGATCTGCTGAATCGTGGGTGCGCAAAACTTGTAGAGAAACCTCTTGTTCAGAACAACGAAGCAGAAGAGATGGACGACAAACGAGACATCCATGTCGTTGTTACGGACGGATTTGGAGCAGGAGATTACTAATGGCGCTGGTCGTCAAGGGATAAAGGTACATGGCTGAAGGAGTATTGGGATTTTTGGGGATTTCGCGGCAGCAGAGCTTTGGGACAGCAACCTCCTCCTGGAATTTCATCCCATTCACATCGGAGGGAATCGCCACGACCATCGATCAGATCCGTCGGGGAAGCATCGTTGGGCGCACGGCGGAAGGGATTGCGCAGGCCGGTATCGAAAAGGGTGGAGGTGATGTTACAATGGAGCCTCATCCGATCCTGATCGGCCACATCCTCCGTGGAGTGTGCGGGCAATCCAGCGTTAGCGCAACGGCGACGACGTCAGTGGCGGGGTTTCAGGATTACACACATGAGTTTATCCCCCGCAACGCAAAGTTTGATACAAAATGCATGCTCCCTCCTTACACACTGCAAGTCCATCGAGATGTCACCTCGGCATTCCAATATGGGGATTCGATCTTCACGAACGTGGAATTGAACATAAAAGGCAATGCTTTGGTGGAAGCCAAGGCAACAGTGATGACTCGCGTAACGTCTATCATGGCAGCTTCCACGGCAACATTCACGGAACCGGCCGAGTGGGCGTGGAACGTGGCGTCGGTCAGTATCGCGGGCACTGCGATCGATTTCATCGAGAGCCTGACGGTGTCGATTGATCAGCCCACCGATGGAGTGATCATGTTGGACGGGACGCGGATGGTGAACCGTTTTGTGCGGAACGGACCGACAGCCATCCGAGTCAGCGGGACGTTGGACTTCCAGGATTTGACGGAGTTCAACGCATTCAAAACCCAGACGCAGCGACGTCTATTGGTCAATCTCGCCCCAGCGGTAGCGTCCGGACCGTATATGCTGATTGATATACCGAAGATGCTTTACACGACGTTCCCGGCGAACATCGGCGGCCCGAATCGGATCTCGGTGGGATTCCAGGGCACTGGGGAATTCGACACCACAAGCAGTTATGCAATCAGGATCACGTTGACGAACACGCAGGCGACCGGATACAGCGTCATCTAACCAATGTTCATGCGGAACTGCTCGCAGTAGCGCGAGGGGATAACGCAGAAGGAGATGTCCCGATGGGATTGATTACCTTGGTGCAGCCCGATGAGAGGTTTTGGCTCCATGTCACGGTGGACGACACTGATCCTACTGAGATCAAGCACAAATTGACCAACGACGAACCTGATGAGCAAGACCTGAATTCGAGCGGATGGTCCGCTATTGAGTGTCGTCGAATGCCTGCTGACTGGTTTGAGGACGCGAAGACGCGGTACACGAAATGGGTGAATGATCGGACGGGACGATACGAGCAGACCAATTGGCAGGGATACCGGAAGGAGATTGTCAAACACATTGTGATCTCCTGGAAAGGGATGAGCGGGAATCCGCCGTGCACCGAGGAGAATAAGCTGAAACTCCCGCAGGCTGTGCAGTTGTTGGTAATCAGTCAATCCTCCGGGTTGGTGTCGGCCCCAGATAAGGGGGAATTGCAAAAAAACTCCTGATGGCCGTTTCCGGTGCAACACGACCGGACGGCCAGGATCCTAGGGACGATCCGCTGATCGTGGAGACCTTGCGGTTGTGGTCTTATTTGGGACGGCCCATGGTGAAGGATTTCGGGTTGGGGCTGGTGGCGCTCGAATTGGCGGGCGGGTTGCGAGGGACGAAGAGTGATATCCTTACGATGTGGGACTTGTTGTGCTTTTACTATGAGCATTTGCTCCAGGAAGCGGAGCGGAATCCGAAGCGTTCATCGTGAGTCCATTGAAACAGCCATCGCCCATTGTGGTGCCGACATGAAAACGTGCCACAAGTCACACTGACCATCACCGCAGAAGATCAGGCTTCGGGTCCTTTGTCGAAAATTGGCGAAGGGCTGGATGCGCTCGGGAAAAAATCCACCGAAGCTAGTGGGGCGACAGACAAGCTGAAAGACTCCACCGAGAAACTTGGCACGACAGTGACTCAGACCACAGGTTCGATGGAGAATCTGCAGCGTGTTACTGGCGCAATTGCGGCGGGTTTTGCGAGCGCAAAACTTACCCACTTTCTCCGTGATATTGCGGAGACCCGCGCCAGGACGGAGCAGCTTGGCATCGTCATGAATGTCATAGCGAAACAGGCTGGAATTATGCCGGGTCTCGCAGATGATTTATCCAAGGCGATGCAGAAGCAGGGCATCACTGCGCAAGAGGCCAATTCCGCTGTCACGAAATTCATCCAATCGAATCTGGAGCTGGCGAAAGCATTAAAGCTGGCGCGCGGGGCGCAGGACGCCGCCACGATCAGTGGCGAGAATTCGTCACAATCGCTGCAAGGCTTGGTCCATGGCATCGTGACGTTGCAGCCAGAAGTCCTGCGTACGCGGGGTGTGATAGTCACATTGGAGCAAGAGCTGCGCAAGGCGGCGCAAACAACCGGCCGGACGGCGCAAAGTTTCAGTGGCACAGAAAAACAAGCCCTTGTTTTTGCTGCCGTCTTGCGCGAATTGGAAAAACTCACCGGCGCGTATGAAGCCTCCATGACCAATGCCTCGAAACAATTGAAGTCCATGGAGCGGTATATTGAAGAGGCGAAGGAAGCGCTCGGCGAAAGTTTGCAGCCGGCATATCTTGCGATCATCCTGACCATCAATGATTTTCTGAAAGCCGTTGCGAATGCGGATCCGGTCGTTCTGAAATTCGCCGTATCTATAGGTATTCTGACAACCGCTATTGTATCGATGGCCGCAGCGATCGCTGGATTTCAGATATTGGGACTCAAAACCGCATTCGCCGCGCTATTTACTGGCCCAGGATTGGCGGTGGTGGCCATCGCCGCGCTGGTGTCCATTGTAGTGGTCTTCTGGGAGGATCTTGGTAAATTATACTCCCGAATGACAGAGTCTGCGCCGTGGAAAGCGTTTAGTGGATTTTTAAGCGACGCGTCCGTTACATTAAAGACTTTCCTTCGAAACATCGGACTTTTGAATGCGGAAATGGACAAGTTGGATGCAGGGAAATTCGAGAAAAGGCGGAAAGAGATCGCACATGATGCCCTCATGAATATGTTGGCGCAAGACACCATAAGGAAGGCCACGAAAGACGCAGCGGATGCGAAAGCCGCGGCAGAGGCTCTTGAAGCGGAAAAAGTCAAAAAAGCAAACAAAGCACTTGAATCTATGATCGAATCCCTGACTATCGAGATGGTCAAGCTCAGAGAAGGGGAGCATGCAGCCCTTCGGTACAAGCTCAGCCATGGGGAACTCGCCAAAGGCAGCGAAGCAAGCAAGAAAAAAATCTTGGATTTGACCGTTGCCCTAGAAGTTCAGAAGCATGTCTTGGAGGAGGCGAAGAAGGAGCTTGAGGAATTAGCAAAGGCGACTTTCGTCTTGTCCGCCGGATTGCTGCCGAAACTCACAGAGCAGATTGTCGCTCATACATCAGCGGAAGATCTGCTGGCAGAACGAGTGAAAAAGGCGATAAAGGGGATGTCGGATGAAGTGGATAAGGCAATTCCACCACTAGGAAGCCTCTCCAACGCCTTCGGTCGTGTTAATAAAGCTACCATGATATTGAGTGAGGATATGGAGAGGCTGGACAAACAGTATGGAACCAACAATATCAATGTCAGAGACGCGATTGCGCTCATTGATAGAATGGTGAAGTCCGAGATGGACTACATCGATGCCCTCGAAGCGCTGAAGAAACTGACGCCATTGGAAGCCGATAGAGCCAGGGTGGATCTGCTTACTAAGCAACGCAATCTGTTGGAAGGTGTCCGAGCTGCCGTCAAAGACCTGAATGATCCGCAGGCATTGGTTGAATTCGATACCATGCTGCTTCAGATCAGTGGGACGATAAAGAACCTCAAGGACGAAACGGTTCTATGGAAGCAGGCATTTGATGGCTTCTTCGACATACTCTCCTTGTTCGGCGTGAAGATCGGGAAGCTCATTATCATGTTGCAGGCCATCCCGCGTGCATTGGGTGGGCTGGAGAAGATTGCCGGAGCTATCGGCGGGATAATTCAACTGTCGGCTCCGGCTGCGGCTGGCGCAGCGGAACTGCTTCCTGGCCTCTCACAGGCGGAATCAGAGATCGCCTCACTAGGCCAGTCTGCGGCGGTGGCCAGCGGTGATCTCGGTATTTTCGGGTCATTATTGGGATGGGCATCGAGGCTGCTCTCGATTTTCGGCGGAGGATTGGGAACGTTCGGGAGCAAGATCGGAGACCTCCTGATTAAAATGGGCGTCCCTGCTGGAGCGGCTGGGGCCATCGGACGGGGAGCCGCAGGGGGGATGCTCGGGTTTGGTGTAGGGTCGTTTCTTGGTGGGCCTGGGGCGAAATACACTGGGATGCTTGGCGGCGCGGTGGGTTCGCTGGCGTTTGGCCCGGTTGGCGGCGTTATCGCTGCCATCGTAAGCTCGCTTGCCGGGAAGCTGTCCGATATTGTGACCAAATCGCTGTGGAGCGGGAACAAGGGCGCGCAAATCGGGGGGATGATTGGCACGATAGTATTCCCAGTCATTGGCACGCTGCTCGGCGGGTTCCTTGGTTCGCTATTCGGCAAAACGCCAAAAGCCACACTAGCTGCCTCGGTCCTGCCGTTCAATCGCTCCAACATCGGGCGGGAGTTTGCTGACGAAGGCGTGCGCGGGACGCAGATCGGGCCGATCATGGTTGACGTCGGCGGCAATATCATGAAGAATTCGAAAGAGCACGAACTACAGAAACAGTTGGCCGAGGCATTGAACAAGCTTTTTAAGGGCATTGTCGATTCAACGGTGAAACTTATCGCGGTGTTGCCTGAACGATTGGCGGCTGAGCTGGATGTCTCGCTGTCCGCATTGGAAGCCTCTGGCCTGGAGATTGTAGACAAAACGTGGGCGGGCGGGAAGGCGGGCAAAAAGCTGAAGAAACGGGTCAAGGGGCTTGCTGATGAGGCCATCCGGGATATCGTGGACGCGCTTGGTTTTGGGGACGTTGACCTGAAGGCGCTCGGCGGCGGCAAGCGAGGCGATGCGGCGAAGGGATTTGACGCGATGATGTCGGCTCTCGGGACCGTTTCGGCAGTCATCAAGGAGACCAATGCCGATCTGGACAACTATACCGGATCACTCGCCGACTTCACCAAAGCCACAATAGACTGGTTCAAGCAGTTCCAGCAAGAGGGCGAGTCGTTCGTCGACACGGTCAAGCGCGTGGGAGAGTCGGTCGGCAACATTGTCTCCCTCATGCGCCAGCTCGATCAGATGACCGATACATCACGCACGCTGCGGAATGCCATCGACGATCTCAATCGATCCGCAGAATCGATGATTGATGCCCTGACGGTGGCCGTGGAGAGCGAAAGCGGGCCGGATGAAGTGCTGAAAGCCGCGCAAGCAGCTGTCGAAGCCGTCACAGTCGCACGGGATGCGGAGATTGATGCGATTACACAACTCCGTGACGCTGTGCAAGCGTTGAATACCGCACTGAACGACGGGCTTGATGCGTTTGTCGAACTTGAACAGCAGATTGCGGCACTCGGCGGCACCACGATGGCCACCGGAACCACGATCCCGCATATCGTGGAAGCGTTCAACGCAGCCATGGACGTGTCGCAACAGATTGCGCTCTGGTCTGCCGGGATGCGATTGGTTGTTGCGGAAGGCGGGAATCTGATCGAGCAGATGCCGCTCATTGCTGCTGGATTCAACGAGATCATGTCCGGCATCCGGCAGATGACGAACGCGCAACAAGCCGTGGCAAATCTCAATGCTACGGCAGCAGGCATCAACGCTGCGCTGAGTGCCGGAGTGGCTGCTATTCAGGCGCGGTATGCCTCGCTCCGGGAATCGGTACAGGGGCAAATTGACGTCCTCAAGTCCCAGCGGGACGCAATCGATGCCAGCTATGACGCGCAGCTCGACGGGTTGAAGGCCCAGCGGGACGCTGCTAGGGACCTTCATCGGGCTGAGCTGGATGCTCTCCGCGAGCAGATGGATCTCGCGCGGGAATGGCAGGTAATCGGGAGGAGTGCCAGGGATCAGCTTGTGGCGCTGTTCAATCTGCTAGCCCCAACACACCCGTTGACCAGCCTGAATGAAATACGGGCGCAATTCGATGCAGCGCGAGCAGCGTTCGCGGCAAGTCCAACGACGGGCAACGCGGCAAAAGTCCAAGACCTTGCACAGCAATTGCTTCAACTGGCCCAGCAAACGCCTGGATTTGAATTACCGTCTAGCACATTTCAGAGCCTTGCTGCGGAGATTCAATCCACATTGGACGCGATTGCTACATTTGCGGAGGGCCAATTATCTGTCGAGGACATTCAAGCCAAGATCGCTGATCTGGAATCGCAACAGGCCGCCAGTTTGGCCAGCATCGACGCGAAGATCGCCGAGGTCGAAGCTGCGCGGGATGCTGCGTTGGCAAAGATCGACCAACGCATTGCTGATGCTAATGCTGCATTGCAAGGCACGCTGTCCGGCCTGTCCGCCCAGGAACAAGCCGAGATCAGGGCACTGCAGCAGGCAGCAGCCTCCGGACTGCAGCAGGTCCGCGATGAGCTAGGGCGTCGGTTGCTGGAACTGCAGGCGCAGCAGCAAGTCGCCCAGGATGCGCTTCAGGCTGTGCTTGGGGACAAGAGCTTCGAGCAGTACATCGCCGAGAAACAAGCGGAAGCCGCTGTCCTGCTCCGTGGAATCGACACGACCTTGAAGCAATATCTCGGGGCGATCCTCACAGCAATCGCGCCTAGGGCAACGGTTCTGGCAATGGCCGCTGGCGGGATTGTGACGCGGCCAACCAGAGCCTTGATAGGAGAGAATGGCCCCGAAGCGGTGGTTCCGCTCTCTCAATTCATGAATCGGGAGTCCCGCATTGTGTTCGCGCCCAACATCGTCGTCAACGGACAGACGAACGCGCGGAAACTCGCGGACGAAATCGAGGATGCCCTGGTGGAGAAGATGCAGACCGGAAGCCGATTGCGCAACGCAACGCAAGCCCTGATAGAAAGGCGGAGATAATCTATGCCGTTCCGGACAGTGGGGTCGTTTTCGATGTTTACGGCATCGGCGACTTCCCAAGACGGGAGCTTTCCGGCCACATTCATCAATTCTTACCCATACGCGCCGTTCCGCCTGTGGAAATCCGGGTCTGGTGGAACGCAGGATTTTACGCTGGATTTCGGCTCCGGACAACAAGTGAATTCCCTCCACGCGATACCAGCCATCTTCTTGGACAATCTGAACGTGTCGAGCCTGCTCATCCAAGGGAACACCGCGACGGGATCGTGGGGTGCGCCGGCATGGGAAGTCGCGCGCGGAATCGAGACAGAACTCTACACGGGGCGCAAAAGGATCGCCGTTAAGTTTTCGGACCTCGCGCCAAACAGCGCGATAGCGTTCCGATACCTGAATTTCCGGATCAATTCGCAAGCCCCGTCGAGCGGATCTGCATATCAGATTGGCACAATCCTTGTGGGGACAGCCCCTGATCTTGTAGCGGACCCGCTCTATGCCGTTGAACGGCAGCGCATTGATCCCGTGTCTGTTATTGAGTATCCCGACGGAGGGCGGGAGGTGCTGTCTACCGGTAACGCCCGGACGCGGTTGACCTTTCCGACGGAGGCGGTCGGCTCTTCTGAATTGACTGGATTGCTGGGCGTCGACCGGTTTGGCATGGCGCAGCCGTTCGTGCTGTGGGATGCGACCACCAGCGGCACCGCCGATGCATGGTTGGTGCGGCGCGTGGAACACCGTACGTGGACTGAGCGATTCTTGGCGCAATACGAGGGTTCGTGGGTGCTGGAGGAGGTTAGCTGATGCAGATATTGGAGAATAAGATCCTATGACATACGTCGCAGATCGGGTCAAGGAAACATCGACCACGACCGGCACCGGAACGATCAATCTGGATGGAGCCGCCTCGAAGTTTGTTGGCTTTGTAGCAGGAATCGGGTCCGGCAACGTCTGCTATTACTCGATTGTCCACCAATCGGCCGCAGAGTGGGAAGTCGGCATTGGGACCGTGACCGATGCGACACCAGACACCCTCTCCCGCACGACGGTCCTCGCCAGCTCAAATGCCGGATCGCTCGTCAACTTCTCCGCCGGAACGAAGGACGTCTTTGTCACGATTCCGGCGCAGGCGATTGCCGGCAAGCAGAATCTGTGGGTTGGTGCCGGAGAAATGCTCCCCCGGATCACCAATGGTCCGTCGCGGGGCGACACGGAAATGACCACCAACAAGAACAACATTGAGACGCTCGATTTCGACCAGACAACCCAGGAATTCGCGCAATTCACGCGGAGAATGTCGAAGTCCTGGAATCGGGGGACCATAACATTCTTTCCGTACTGGACGGCGGCGTCTGGTTCCGGTGGAGTTGTCTGGGCACTTCAGGCGATCTCTACTGGCAATGACGATGCGATGGATGTTGCGTTTGGGACAGAGCAGACCTCGACCGACACATTTATCGTGGCGAATGACTGGCATGAGGGGCCGGAGTCGGCAGCGATCACGGTTGGAGGAACTCCGGCTTCTGCTGACGGAGTGATGTTCCAGATCAAGCGGAACCCGTCAGATGGTTCAGACACCCTAAATGCCGATGCGAAACTGATCGGGATTATCGTGGTCTGGACAGCCGAGAAAGGTAGCGACGACTGATGTTGCTCACGTTACCTAGAACAGGCCGACTCTCTTACGGTCACACCGAACTAATCCACACCATCCGGCGGTGCGGGTTGACGAGCGGATTAAAACTCTGCCTCGATGCGGGAGATGCGAACAGTTACAGCGGGTCCGGCCAGTCATGGTTGGATACGAGCGGAAACGGCTACGACTTCTTCCGAGGGGCGACGAGCGCATCTGCGGCGGACGATCCGACGTTCAACGGCACCGCAGGGCGGCGGAGCAGCGGCGAGTACTGGTCGTTCGATGGCGGGGACTTTTTCCGGTACGACTCCGCCAACGAGACGTGGATGAACAATTTGCACAAGGACAACGCAATCTTCTCGGCGGCAGCGTGGGTGTATGTGGTGAATGTAGCAGCCGGGAATGATGGGTCCGTCTTCGGGACGTGCGATCATGCTGTAACAAATGGGGTGAAGTTTATACTGGACGAGAACGAGCTGCCGTACATCGCCGTCTGGTCAACCACTGGAAGCGTGTTGATCAGTGGCACTGGCACATCCTTGGGTCTCAATGCGTGGCATTTTATGTCTGTGTCGCTGGATGAAGCGGTAGGAGCGAACGGCGGGCGTTTTGTCATCGATGGGACGACGACCACATTCACCAGCACCTATACAAGTCCCGGAACAGGGGCAGCGGGCTATACAATGGAGATCGGCGCGGGCGGTAATGCCGCAGCAGCGGGAATGATGCCGTCAGGGACTCGGATGGGGATGCTGGCGATATGGGAAGGGGCAGTACTCACGCAAACACAACTGCTCGCCCTCTATCAGGCGACGCGAGGGAGGTTTGGGGTCTAATGTATGCGATACTCAATCCAGACGGATCATTCGCCGAATTGCGCGAGGGCGAGATCGGCCCTGGCGAGAACACGCAGAATCGGACGAAGCGGTATGCGGTGCCATATTCTCAGACAAAGCCGACGCTGCAGGCGGGTGAGGAGCATGTCTTGAGTCAGCGTCAAGTGACTGCGGATTCAGTGACGGATGTGTTTTTGGTACAAGCCATTGCTTCGCTTCCGAAGAGCGACGCCGAAGTGTTGATCGCAACTTTGATCCGCAAAAGGGTTGTAACGCGAGCAGAAGTTGACGCGGAGAGGCTTCGCTAAATGCTCGGTCATCATTCCATCAGTGAGGCTCCGCTCTCGACTGAGAGTGATACAGGCCCCGCTAGTGTCAGCGCGACTGATCTGGAAGCGATCCTGTTTGTCGATAGAGTTGTCGCCGCCATTCCCTTTTCATATCGAATCCAAAACGACCCGATATTATTGAGAGACACCATTTTGTCTCTGGTGTATATTCCTCCGAAAACAGTTTTAGAATCACCTGCGCTTACAGATATTATTGTCCGCAATCTCATTGCCAGACGATTGGCAGCAGACAGCCCAGAGATTGTAGATATCATTCGTGCGGCGATTCTCCGAGCGCGCGGCATCGTGGACAACACGGGACCGTTTCGCGATACATGGTCCACGGGGCTGTCCCTTCAGCCAACCACTATTGCCAACAAATCCAGACCGCTTGCGGCCCCACGGTGGTTATTGGCGTTGGATGGGCAACGCTACAGCTCTGAAGATCTGGAATCCAATGTCTGATAAGGAAGGACGGCGATAGATGAGTTTTTACGGACGCCGTATTCTCAACGCAGAGGACATCGAGGTCCGCCATGCGCTGTCCGATCCGTTGGGCGGCATCGTCACGCCCGAGGACGTGGTAATAAAGCTGTCGAACACTGACGGCTATTTCAACGCCACGGATCTGCGCGGACAGGCGATAGACCTGACGCGGTTTGATCGCACGGACAGCGAATCGGCGCTGGAGTTGTCTGGGATCATCGCGGAACAGTCCATCTCGGATGAGCAGGCCATGATCCGGGTTGTGAGCCAAGACCAAGACGTCCTTCAAACGCTTATCCCCCGACGGACGGTCACGGCATCCTTGTTCTCGTTGGCGCATGCAGACCAGGGATTGGGGCGGACAGTCCCTGTTCTTTTTGGGAGGGTCGCCAGCCCGTACCCGCTCCCGTATGTCACGGACAATACCACCTCCAACGCTTATGACTACTTGATCGGCGAAGGGGCCAGCTACACCAATGTCTCGCTGTATCGGGACACCATCGGGGATATCCTGTCGCTGGTCTCCTCCACGGAATACACGCTGAATTCTTCGGCCTATTCCGGGTTCCTGGTCGCGCGGTTCCCGTTGCGACAAGCAAAGTTCGGGGGAGGCCTGCATGCGCTATACGCCACGGCCACCGGACTCACAACGGAGCAGAACTTCGCGCAGGCGATCCGCACAACGCTCGTCAACTCAGCCTGGGGGCTGCGCCAGGCAGTGGACGAGCCAAGCTTCTCGAATGTGTCATCTGTATTGGTGACTGTCGGATCTCTTTCCTGCGACGGCGCTCTGATAGAACCCCGTCCTGCGATTGATGTGCTGAATCAACTGCTCTCCGTGCGCGGGATGTCCCTGAGCAAAACCACGAGCAGCAACTGGACACTGAAAATCGATCAAGGGTCCGCGCAGCCAGTCTACGTCGCGAATTTCGGCCATGGGCCGGGACAGCACTGGAACAACGTGAGCCAGTTCGACGGGATCCAGCGCACCCCGATCCGGGAAACCGTCTCCCACTTGTCACTGGATTACGCAAAGGATTATCGGGCCAGGATCTATCGGTCGACTGTGACGCGATCCGGGTTGAGCCTCGGGCGGGAGCGGCGAATCCAGAACGACTTCATCCAGACCGGCGTCACCGCAGACAAGACGGTGGATTACCTTGCCAAGCGTCTTATCCAGAGCGACCAATCTATTTCGTTCGTGGCGGGGCAGGAGGCTCGTGATGTGCAAGTCGGGGATCTCATCCTCTATACCGCACCACGATTGGGCATCACGCAGCAGGTGTTCAGGGTCACGGAACTGACGAGGCGATTAGACGGCACCCGCGTGAGGGGCGAGGGATGGGCCAGCTCGATTTACAGCTACACGATCACCGGATCGATCCCTCCTGATGTCACGGTACCAGTTGAGAGCCTTTGGTCTGTCACGACGCCATCCGCCGTCACCAGCCTGTCGATTGTGGGCTCAGGTGTCCTTGCGGATGGGCAGGGCGGGTTTTCCGCATTCCAGACGCTCCAGTATAATGTCGCCAGCGAAAGCTACGCGCAGACGATAGTCCGGTACAGCACCACAGGGAATTCCCGCTGGATGACGGTGGCGGTCGATCAGGGGATGGGAAGCAATCTATCGACCCGCATCGACGGATTGATCACCGGACAGGCCTATGACTATCGCGTGAGCAGAATCAACCTGCTGAATCCAATGCTATTTCAGAATGTCGATCTCACGAACCGCACGGCTCCTGCGGATGCGTCGGGTCCGGCAGCGCCGACGGCTTTGGCAATTACGGATCAGCACCTCAAATCCATTTCATTCGAGTGGACCGCTCCGGCGGATAAGGATGTGGCGTATTATCAGTGGGAAATTCGCACTGCAGCCAGCGGAGGAGGCTCGCTGGTCGATAGCGGAAACACGGAAGGTCCAGGAACGAAAGTCAGCCTCACACTCAACCAGATTGCCTACTCAACCACGCGCTATCTTCGGGTGAGAGCCGTCGATTGGTCCGGAAATACGGGAAGCTATTCATCCAGCCTGTCGTTCAGCTTCAGCAAAGTCGTCACGGGCGATGTGGGCAGCGGGCAGATCACGGGGACCGAGATCAGCACAGGTGGAGTGCAAACTGGGAATGTCGCCGGGAATGCCGTGACGACGGCGAAACGACAACTCGTGAATTCGCAATCTTCGACACTTTCATGCACGACGGGTGCGCTCACCACGTTTACATTCACTGTGGGTACTGGCGCAGTCAATATGGTGACGGCGTTTGCACAGGTCTCATCCGTCTATGCCAACATCTCGGTTTATATCTATGATAATGTTGAATCTCAAATTCAAGTTCGCGTGTTTAACAATTCTGGAACAACTACCAATGTACAAGTGGACATTTTTTACTGGTAAAGGAGTGGTGTCATGCGTTGCGGAGTGCTGTGCGATAAAGACGGGAATATCAAGCGGCGATGGTCGCTTGTGAACGACAGTATGCAGATTGCACTAGAAGCGGATGGGGATGAGACGATTGAATGGATTATCGACCACGGACAGCCTGAAGACACGGATAGTGTGCGCAGCGAAAAGATCGCGGCGGCTGTAAGCGCGCAGCGGCGTATTTCGACGTTGCAAAACAAGCAGGATACAATTGCTCTACGGAACGAGACAGAGCAAAAGGACCGCGCGTGACTGCCGCACGGACACTTATGTCGATCTCAGTGGTGCGTTGGTTGATTCTTATGATTGTGTGGGGTCTGGTTGGGGCATCTCCTGCCTGGAGCACGACGGGTGAGGTGTTGCCGAGGCTTGCGGTCGTCGGACGGGGAGAATTAAATCCAATTGAGCAGGCCGTGCTGCAGGGGCTTCTTGTTCGTGTGCCGCGTCGCCTCTACGCGAATCTGCGGGAGATTCATCTTGACGGCGCGGGGTTCGATCCGCAGGCGATGGATATGATCAACTGCGTCTCGGGGCGGAACTTGCATGGGGTCTGCGCCCATGAACTCGGCCATCAGATCGACGTGGCTGCGCCGACATGGATACACGCCTGGGCGACAGAATTGATCGCCGAAGCCGGATGCGAACCGTCGGCCTATGTGCGGTCGATGCTCCCGCGCTGCTATTTTCAAACATTTCCGCAGGAATTTATCGCGTCCATGGTCGGGGAGTGGCTGACCGACTCTCGGGCGATGATGGAACGGGCACTGGCGCAGCACCGTCTCGGCAATCATTCGCCGTTGAATCAGCTTATCCTTGTCATGGCCCTATTCGGACAGGATGGGTTTGTCCTTGCTTATGCTCCAGGTCAGTATGGCTCGCTCGTCTCACCGTGGCATGTCTGGCCGTGGCAGTGCGAGGGGTCGCACTGGATCATCTCAGCGAGTGAAACATGGCAAATAGAGTTGAATGCGGCATGTCGAGTACAGTAATGCCGATCAGTTGGGGCGATGCGCTTGGCCGTTCCTACCCGTGCGATGTGAAGGCCTGCCCTTTCATGCGAGCGTCCACGATGACGCCATTACCATGTGAGACATGCATCGGTCTGTGTACCGAAGAAGGGATTCTGCGTGGTGAATCATGATGATGAAAACTCAGTAGATGTAGAACGACGCATTGCGTTGGGCGAGCGGCTGGCTCGCATTGAAACTCGCTTGGGCGCAATTGAAGATCATCTCCTATCGTTCGCTCGTTGTCCGCATCAGCGCAAGGATGGATCGTGTGAATTGGGAGAGAAAGTGTATGAACTGAAAGAATGGGCATGGCAGGCCAAGGGCGTGATGATCGCCGTTGGATTCCTGAGTACACTCTTTGGCGGTGCGATTGCCGCAATGATTGTGAAACTGTGGAGTGACAAATGACGAGATTATGCTGGTTGGTGCTGATCCTGCTTTTTACTGGATGTGCGCCCTTGAGTATTGTAGATACTGCGAAAGGCTTTTGGTGTATCGTGACCGAATGCGACGAGACAGACACCACTCACGATTCGGATGGGACACGCAAATGAGGAAGCGTGCACGACTCTCACTATCCATGCTCCTGATCGTAGCGACAGGTTGCGCCTCGCTTCCACCGTCTCGCCCATCTCCCCTGCCGGAACCGCTGGATGCCTACGCCATGAATATCACGGCGCTCGACTTGACTGATCCGATTACAGCGGCATGTCGGTTGAATGTGTATCTGACGGAGATCGAACAGGCCGGTCACCAGAAGCACATCCGTATCGTCTACCCGCCAGATTGGGGGCCATACATCTTGCAACACTGGTTCCCCGTCATCCGTAGTCACGGGTTTCGGGTGACGATCATTCTGGCACAAGAGCGAACGCCAGTTACCAATGTTGCAGCGTGGCTGACGGTGGGGATTCCGCCGATCAGAGACTTGATTGATGGCGCAGAATTGATGAACGAGCCGAGCAGTACCTCGCAGATGGGGCCACATGAGTATGCCTTGTGGCACCGAGCATTACTGCCATTGGTTCGTCAAGCGCTTCCGGGCGTCCCAGTGCTCAGTCCGACTATTAACTTCGGAAAAGGATGGGAGACATGGCTCAGGCGTACCGGCTTGACCGTCGCGGCTGGCGACTATGACATCATGTCCATTCATCCGCAAGGCGGATCGCAAGCCGAGATGAGACAGATCACGCAGATGGTCGGATCGCATCGCGTGTGGGCCACAGAGTCATTTTGGACGGAACCGTCGAAACTGAGAGCGCTTGGCGTGAACGTCGAGCGAACCTACGTCTACACCTGGAACCCGGACCCACAGCATCCTGAACAAGTCTGGCGGCCGGGAGGAATGACGCCGCCATGTTAGCGGAATGGTTGGCCCATAGCGGAACGCAGGGCTCGGTGGCAGTGGTCCGGTGGATTGTGCTGACGGTGCTCGCGATCAGCATTGGGTATGGGCTGGCCGCTCTCGTTGTCTGGTGGCAGAGGTGAGCGATGACATGGCGTGAGATCGTGACAGAGCAGTTGAGTCGGCACGAAGGGGTACGTCCAAGGCCATATCTCGATACCGAAGGCAAGACGACCATCGGCATCGGGCGGAACCTGACCGACAAGCCGCTGAGATTGGATGAGATCGACTACCTCTTCCGGCACGATTTGGCCGACGCGGAAGAGGACGCCCGGACGGCAATAGGCGATGCAGTGTTTGAGGCGCTGTCGGATGCACGGAAAGCGGTATTGGTCAACATGGCGTTCAACCTCGGCCTGACGCGCCTGCGGAAGTTTAAGGACATGATTGCGTCGGTGAAGGCCGGTCAGTGGCAAGAAGCGAAGGCAGCTATGCTCGATAGCCGATGGGCGCAACAAGTCGGGACGCGGGCGACGGAGTTGGCTGATTTAATGGTACGAGGATCGTGATAAGGGGGGGGAGTATCAATGAGACGGTGGCTACTTGTTTTTACAGTGTGCGTGGCATTGAGTATGACTAGTTGTGCGGCAGCTAAGGGGCTGTGGGATTGGATTTCAGATCCGCATTGTTGCGGAGAGTAGAAAGGAGGCATATGCGCAATGGCTGATGAGCAGGCTGGTACACCGATCGTGGTAAGTGAAGATGAGGAGAATCCTCGGTCAGACAGTAAGTTGGTGATAGTCGTTCGTGCGTTGGTCAGGCCATACGTTACGGTGCTGTTCGGGACGGCGATGACGGTGGGGTGGCTGATGGGGAGAGTGTCCGGAGATGCCTTTTTGGGCACTGCCGGCATGGTCATCGGCTTTTGGTTCAGATCACGACAGGAGGCTAGTAAATGAATCGTAGAGCGCAAGTTTTTGTTGGGTTGTTGCTGCTCGTAGCACTCGCGGCGTGCGCCACGACGCCGATCGGAAAGGCCGTACAATCAGCGCATGTCCAGAAGCAAATCGTAGAAGCCTCGGCGGTGGAGTTTGCCAAGCTCCACTTCCAGGGCAAAATTCCGGCTGACAAGTACGCGAAGGGACGAGACGCCTATGAGAAGTGGGCGGCTGGTGAAGTGGCGCTGGCGAAGTCTCTCGCCGATTGGAAACGGATCGGCGACACGGAAAGCAGCCAGCGCTTGAGCAAAGCCCTACAGCTATCCGGGGAGTTATTCAGATTGTGGTCGGAGGCGGTAGGTGGATTTGTTGATTTGGTTAAGATGAAATCACAGATTGAAGGAGGTAAATAATGGACCCAGTAACAATTCTTACTATCGGCATCAAGGTCGCAACGACCGCGTGGAATATGGCAAAGAGCGCTGGTCTGGTCGGCAGTCCTGAATGGGTCGCCTATGCGAATACCGGCCTGTCCGTCGTCAAGAAGGCGCAAGACATTGTCGCCGAGATCAAGGCTGGCAGCACGAAGTATGATGACCTGACGCCGGAGGAGATTGAAACGCTGCTTAGACCCATGAGTTGGGAGGAGATCGAAGCCAAAGCGAAGGGATAGCATAAAGACTCATAGTTATGCCTCCGTAATCAGGCCGCGCCTGAGCAGGCCGTCAATCTCATCCTCGCCTATCGTCCATCCCTCGATCATGTGTTTGGCCTGATCGTGGGTTACCAGCAGCATCCCTGGCGCCCTGTCGGGGTGTTCTTTATCTACGGTTGTGACCATGACCAGCTGCCCAGTATATCGCGCCTCCATCAGCAGGCGTGCGCCACAATACATGCCCTCCCGGTAGTCCGATGTCGAGCAGAGACAGAGCATCTGCTTCTGATCGTACAGTTTCCCGTTAATGACCTGCCGCATTGGTATCCTCCCTCCGCTGCTCGATCTGCGTGGTAAGCACCTGAGCCTGCGCCTTCCCGATCTTGACCGGCGGATGGTGATGCTGCCAACTATGTTCGGCCACGGCCTGCCATTCCGCGACATTCGCGGAGAGCACTTCCAGGCGGACGCCTAACCAGACGAAGCACGTCGCAAACCCCACCATCGCCGCAATCATTCCGACTGATACCATCTGCCACCTGCGCCGACGCTGGTGATCCTGCACGATCGCTGGCAACAGGTGACGGATGGGGTGTGAGGCGAGGCCGAAGCGAGAGAGTTCTTGAGTGAGACGGTCAGTGAGGGTCATGACGTCTTCCTAATATCTGGCGCCATTTCCCGCCACAACTGTTCGGCGTTATCTATGTGTTCACGTGCCTCTTGAATGCAGGATAAGAAATCACCACCAAGGTTCTTAGGAGCATTCTCAAGACAGACGCGGGCCTTAAAACAGTTCATTTTGCGCCTCCTTGAAAAGATACTTGTTGAGCCCTTCTTGTCGAATAGCTTGCATGGCATCGGTCGTAATCATGTGCTATCTCCTTTCGTTGACGGCTGGTGGTGCAGATATTTACCAATCGCGTTGACCTTCTCATATTCCATTTTCAATATCTTGGCCCAACTAATATCACTCGCATTTGCGAGCATACCCATGGCGACTCTAATGTCTGCTAGTTCTCTTTCCAAGGCCTCCCGGTTTGTTGGACCATGTTTCAGAAGTGGATTTGTCCTGTAACCATGACGCAATATCTTTCCAACCGCATGGATAGCTTCGCCAAGTTCCTCGACTAACAACGCGAGTCGCTCGGTTTCTGCTGGCGTCAGTCCATTAAATGACATCATTTATTCTTCCTTCCCTCGTTGCTCGATCTGCGTGGTAAGCACCTGAGCCGCTGCAAGCGCCCGCTTATTATCCATCCGTTTACCACAGCAACCATACAATAGGCTAGCATTTACGCGCGTGGGTTTATTAAGCATCCAGAATAGACGAACAAATCTGATGGTCTCAGCGAGCTTCTGTGCGCAAGCAATACACATAGACGGTTCACCTTCTATCGCCACCGCGAGAGCTTTCTTACTCTGCATCATCTCTTAGTCTTACTCCTTTTGTTGAGTGATTTGCCACCAGTGACACGCTCAGCCTGCCCGGTGGCCCGCAGGGAATTTGGAGAGGCCCATCGATCTGAACCCAGCCCGTTCAGGCTGCCCGCCGACCGATGGATCGCAGTCGTGCCATGCTGCGAGGACAACTAGGCGGGGTCATTTTCTCCTATGGGCACGCGACGATCTCAATTGTCGCCGGCTGTCCATTCACCCACGCTCTCCACGGACCGGCCAGCGTCCAGTGATCACCGTGGACAATGGTCACAGAAAGAGTGTGATAGTCGCCTCCTGGCAGTTCTCCTGTGCCCGTCAACGCTGCCCGCACAAACTCTCCGCTTTCAGCAGAGACCGCCGCACCAGCGAGGACTACGGCATGACCGCCATACCATTGACCGGATGTGGTAACTTGTGCCAATGATGGTGTGATTGGCGTCAGGTAACCCTTGAGCGAGAGAACGATTTCTGTCCCAATAGGCCGCAGTACCACACAGGCCGAATCAGGGACTGTGGCATGTCCTACGGTGGCGAAAGTGAACAACCCTGCGATCATTCCTACTGCGAGCATCCGCTTCATGATTCTTCTCCTTTCAATGAGTAAGTGTGTTATGCTCTATTTGTGCCGCGGGGACTGGACGACGTTGAGAATGACCTTTCGTGGTTTCATGGCTTCCTCCTTTTCAGTAATGTATGATCTGATCCATCCGTTGCAACGCGCTCTACCGCTTCCGATGCCCGCTTCAAGCACTCAGCGAGACCGTCTTCACGCCGATGCTCGAATTGGACAATAGGATCGAGGTTGATCCTGACTTCGTACTGATGGATACCGGTACGTGATGGATTCTTGCTGATGTTGACGATGGCGATCATGCTACCACTCCGTATAGACGTCAACGTGCAAAAACCCACGCTTTTTAAGTTCGCGCTTGATGAAAGCCTGAAGTCGGAAACATTCTGGGGCTGCATTATTAATCCACACTTCATGCCGAGCAACCCCGGCATCATCTATCACATATTCAGCACTGAAACATGACAGCTTGGCGAATTTGATTGGCTCTCCTCGAAAAACTTCCATATCTGATCCCACTGCTCGTGCTGCCGCCAACAGACACGCATCGGTCGCCGCTTGTCTGAGTTCTTTAAGGTCATACATGCTCATAGCAACATCTCCCCCCGCTCCGGTCGCCACCACCGGCTCAGTCCTGGTTCGTGCTCTGCCAGTTGTTGAGCCGCCATCTTACTGCCGGCCAGGGCCAGCCCCATGAGTTGTTTCCGCCGACGTAGATGCGCCTTGCGGTCCTCAGCCAATATGACGAAGGGAGAGCAGCGCTCTGTCTCACCTAACCTTTTTGCCGGTGCGTTCAAGAGCAATCTCCGTCCATTGGCAAGAAATCTCGCCGCGAACTGCTCCGCCTCAGTGGGGTCGATCCTATATTGCCTAGCTGCTCCTGACCGCCCCTCACCACGAAGCGTTACAGTAGCGTTCAGCATACCACTGCGAATTGCCTTTTGCACAGTATTTCTACTTATGCCAAGGCGAATCGCAAGTTCTTTTGGTGTAATCATCGGATCCATCATGCTATGATAACTAAAACAACACTCACAATTAAGTAGCCAATAGCTATTTTGTCAGCCTCTTTAGGATCTTGTGAGGTCATTTGTCGCCTCCTCGTTGACGTGTCGACCAGCATCCCTGCATGTTCGGCATACGCCGCGCGCGTCTATTTCAGCTTGATAGACGCCGGGGTGAATGGTTTTACATACGCGGCATCTTGCATGCTCGTTGGTTCTAACACGGTTCCATCTTGTCGAAGCCTTTATCATACTTTCATCCCCTTCGCCTCAAGCCATGCAATCGGGTCATCCTCGCTAGTCTCTTCATCAAACCATGAGATCCACCCAGGCGTTCCCTTGCCGTCACTGTCGCTGTCAAACTGATCCAAACCGCCGGCATTGCTGAAATCTGGTTTGATGTTGTGTTCGAGTTGAAACAGGTCGTAGTCTGCTAAAATGATTAGCAGTTTCGCGCCCTCTTCTACAGTTGCAACGTCAACTGTGAAGGGTGTCGCCATTGGGATTTGCGGAATCCACCA